ATGCGAAAATCTAAAAATAATCGCCCTTATATCGGAGAAAGGGGCGCGCCAAGGGGTGCAACAGCTACGCAAACTGTCCCACAGCTTGCCGACGACCAACAGCTATCCTTGACGCAAGCACTAGAAATTTTCGTACAGGCTAAAAGGGCGGAAAGGGTTCGCGAAAGGACGATTAAGGAGTATCGTCTCCACATAAAATATTTAATCGCATATATGCAAGAAGAGGCTAACGTAGAAACAACAGTCGCTAACTTAACTCCGGAATTGATCCGCGACTATATAACGTATTTATTGTACGATAAAACGACATATGAGGGCGTACAAGGACGCAAAAACGTTAGGGTAGGCTTATCCCCTACAACTGTCAATATACGCCTTAGAACGCTTAAAACGATGTGTCGATTCTGGGCTGCGGAAGGGTATGCGAGAATTAACGCAATGGAAACGATTAAACTGGTATTAATGGACGAAGTAGAGGAAGTGCAAGGATTATCGGAAGGGGATATCAGTCTTATTCTTGCGGCGCATGACGAAAGACATTACGCTCAATGGCGGGATGTGACGCTAATTTATCTGCTACTCGATACAGGACTACGTATTACCGAAGCTACTGTCTTAAAAATTACCGATATTAATAGTATCTACCTCGAAGTGACTGTCCCGAGTAAAGTCGCTAAAAATCGTAAGTATCGGGATGTTCCAATTAGTAGGGAAGTATTAAAACGCTTGCTTGATCTGCACCGTGAATCAGTCGAATATTTCGGGAAAGAAGCGGTAGGCGATCGGATTTTTATGAACGCATACGGAGAATACTATACAGCAGACTCTTTCCGAAAACGGATGACTCGACTTAAAAAACGATTAGGATTAGCGAAACTACATCCGAATCAATTTCGTCATACCTTCGCAAGAGACTATTTACTTAACGGAGGCGACCTCTTTACGCTGCAAAAGATACTTGATCATGCGGACATTAAAACGACGAGGAAATACGTTCAAATGGACGGAAATCATATTCGAGATCAGCACGCCAAAAATACACCTTTACGGAAATATATGAAACGTAGGTAATCGGATTTAATAGAATATTTATATGAAGAAGAGCGCTCACTCGAGCGTTCTTTTTTTATGCGCAAAATTAATTTAAACTTTTTTCGTTAAAAATACGCAACCCTCTCTTTTTTATCGGTAAGTAGTAATGTAAGTTACTTTAGCGAAAATAAATAACGATTAATAAAACCATTAGCAAGGCGAAGCCTTGCAGCTAAGCTTTGCTTAGCTTAATAGTACTTTATTAACGTTATATTTCGCTTTCAAAACCTTAGCGGAAAGGAGACAGCGTAATTTGGAGAATTTAACGTATATAGGCGACGGGATATATCGTGAAAGAACTTATTTAAAACGCCAACCATTAGTCGGAGATAGGTTCGAATATACCGGTCATTTGTTAATTAACAAGTATCCAATAGGAAGCGAAGGGGTTATTGTTTCGATAGAAGTTCATGTACCATCGTGTGTTTTCGTGAGGATGGACCGGAGCTTAATTGAGCGCGAATCTATGCCCGAAGAATGGATCGCAATTTTTGAGGATCGGTACTACAAATTGACGGGAGAAAAACGTGTTAAAAGGCGATTTCTTGGAATCCCATTCGGAAGTAGGACGATTCAAACTTACGAGGAGGTTACGGAATGCTAACGAAAGAAGAACTTGAAGCTATCAAGGAACGTTGCGAAAAAGCTACAGAAGGTCCGTGGCATACCGCAGTTAGCTCGCGATTTCCACATGAGGACTGCATAATGTTCGAAAATAAAGAAGTAGCAGAAGCCTACGAATATTACGACGCTGAATTCATCGCAAATGCACGCCAAGACATTCCGAAGCTTATTGCGGAAATCGAGGCGCTTTGCCCTATCGGAGATTTAGATATCGTTAGCTCTCTTCGGTCAGAGAACGATTATCTATCGCACATCGTCGACGTGAGGGACGCTGAAATCGACTTACTTCAATCCGAAATAAGCGCATTACGCCAAACAATTCGGCAACGGGAGGCGAGAGGATGACGATTAACGACGTAAGAGCTGCGTTGGACGATTTAGTCGAGCATTACGGATTCTCGGAGGACGCCGTTATCCATACGATAGGAAGTTACGGAGAAAGTCGTCCTATTAACGGATTCGACGAAGGGGACGACGGCAAACTGTACGTAATTGGATACGGTTTACGCCCTGTAAAGGAGGAGTATTAATGAGCGAAACCTTAACGAAACAAATCACGGAAGAGGTATTCGACCTCGATAAAGTAGGCGTAGGAGATGTCGTAGAGTTTCCCCACGAAATAGAGGATGGAATCGGACACGTAATGACGGAGTATAAAGCTGGCGTAGTAGTTCGGGCGGATGAACAATGCTTATCAGTTTTTGTACACGAGCCAGGAGCTAATATCGCAAGTCTGCACCGACCTTCCGGTATTGATATATACCGTATTCACGCAAAATATTCCGACAAAGTCCGTCTACTATTCCGCTCATACTACAACGCAAAAGGAACGGAGGGCGATAAGTATGGCAGGCGCTAAAATAAGTACGAAAGATTGGCGAAACCTCCCGATCGAACAATGGAATACGACAACTATCCGAACATACCTCATTCACCTTACCGATGAAAAATTCGGAGTCGCCTACGAACCAACAGGCGCAGGCTCGAAAAACCAACGCTGGGTACGTGAAAACGCAATGATTAAGCAGGCAATCGCAAACTATGGAGCAGCCGAGCTTAAACGATTTATCGAAATCTGTATCGAAAAGTACCAACCAAAGGCTCGCTATCCGTATATGACGTTCACTTTCGCTTGGAGTTATATGCGGGAGAATATGCCGATAGTGCAGGCAGAGGTGGCGAAAGAAAGACGAAAGCAGGACGCGAAGGAAGTTGTAGAGAAAATGAAAATAGACGAAGGATTCTTTTAGAGGAGGTGGTAAGATGTTCGGATTTTTTAAACGTAAGAAAGCGGAGGATGTCCCTCATTGTTTTCACCGCTACCTACTATCGGATTATGAAAACTTCTATGACGCATGTTTAGATGTATCGGAATCTTACAAGCTTGTATGTGAAAACTGCGGCGATAGCCGATGGGTTGACGAGTACACTTACGATAGATTACGAGAATTAGGCATCGCAAGGGAGTCGATTTAATGACGTTCTTTAGCGGGCTAATGCTCGGAGTAATAGTCGGTTTCCTTATCGGATTTATGACCGTTGGAAAAATATATGATGATGCCATGCGGAATGTGGTTCTCGGCATCTTAGAGGAAACTAACGAAAAGGAGGACGATTAGATGGCGCAATCAATCGGATTAACAGAAGCAATTATCGCATCCAGTAACGGACATGTAATCGAAAGTTTTCAAGGAAATCGCTATACCCCTTCCGAACTAAAAGCGAAATCAATGGGCGAACATGCAGCCGTATTTGAGAGCGGAATTATTTCGAAGGATGAAGAAAAGCGAGAATGGCGGACAAGGGAGGTTGAATAAATGACGGCATGTTTATTACGAAATGTATCCGATAAGCTATGCGAACCTTCTAATCCGCTATACATCGGCTTACAAGGTCACAACGGAAAAGGAGGGCGTGCAGCTAATATCGGATTGCCTGCGGACTATTCCGGCGTATTACTTTCCGATTCTCCGGTAGCGGCAGAACAACCGAAAGTGTACGCCTCGCTTGCAAGTTATGCGGAATCCTTTCGCAAACAGTTCGAGGATGTCCAGGAGTCACTTCGCCTGGAAGGGCAATCGGAGAACGAGATTCGCATAAAGTCCGTTTACCTATACTCGGAAGAACCGGGAACAGGAAAGACGACGACTGCCAGCGCATTGCTTAACGAATACCTCGTAACGCATTACCTCGGAAGCTTAAAGCGCGGGACTACGCCGAAACAGCGTCCTTGCTACTTCCTGGACGTTAACGAATTGCAGACGAAGTATACGGAATTTAACCGCCCGAAAGTTCCTCAAGATATCGCAGAAAAGGCAGCAGAAGCGTACTACAGGGCGATTGAAAAGGCGAAGCATACCGATTTCGTTGTCCTTGACGATATTGGCGTCAGGGAGTCTACGGAAGGTTGGCGAGGAGATTTGCACAGCGTTATTAATCACCGGGTTAGTAATCGACTTCCTACCGTTTATACTTCCAACGTATTGATTAGCGAATTACCGGACGTATTCGGCGAGGAAAGGTTAGCGGATAGGGTTCGCGATATGTGCCAGGAAATTCACTTCGCTGGAGAGTCGAAAAGGGGGAAACGTAGGTGAAACCTAATACATGGGTATGGACGGAGTTAACCGAATCATTGAAACCGGAACGAAAAGCAGGAGAAACGGTTCCTACCGAATGTCTTATCGAAGGTCATACGGAATGGTTTCCTCGTCAATCTTGGGTTGATAAAGGCTATGTCGAAATGACGGAGGCGAAATCAGAATGAAAATTAAAGCGGGAACTTGGAGCAAGCTGACGGCTGACGAAAAGATGGATTTGTTAATCGGATTTTCTAACTTAAAATAAAAAAGTTTTTAGATCGCCTTGCATATTTAATTAATTCTAAATAAGATAATTCAGAGGAGGAAGCGGAATGGAAAAAGTAGTATTACCGAAAGAAGTTGCGGAAGCAATTGAGGGCGTTTGGAGTGATTTGAGACAGGAAAGATATACGGGGCCTCTTCAAAAAATAGGCTGCCTTACGAATTGGATGATGTTAGAGAAATATTACTCTGGTCAAGAACGCATCCTATACCCTTACTTCGAAGAAAATCCAGTCGAATACGTTACTGCATTAGCTTACGGATATAAGGTGAAAAAGTCGCCGGAAGATGAATTGCGTGAAGTATACGAGGCTTCGAGCACTGACGTATTCGATCAAGGATATGACGCAGGGGTCCGATTCACTCTAAATACCCTCGGAATTGAAATAGAAGGAATTAACGCCTAATTAAACGAAAGGGAGACGATTAAATGACGAATAAAACCTTAAATCAAACCGAAAGCACGGTTGAAATAAGCTACCCGGAATTAAAGGAGCTATTTACCGATATTTTAGCGAAGTTATCGGAGGAGGATTTGCGGGACTTCCACGAGGAGGTAGGGACAATGTTAGCGGTCGATAAAGTTACGATGACAAGGGATGAAATTGTTGCGCTTGCAAAGGGTGATATAAGTCTTATCGAAGAGCGATTTTCTAAAACGGGAGTGTCTGTAGAATTCGTAGTTAATGCTGAAAAACGGACAGTAGTTGCGCTTGTTAAATTTAATTCTACCGGATATATTCGTTCAAGAGGAATCGCTAAATGTGACCCTAACGACTGCTTTAACGAATATATCGGAAAGGCTATTGCACTTAGAAGGGCGTTCGGAAATCCTGTAATGTACGAATACTTGAACGCTCCACAGCCGGAGGAACCCCTTGTCGGCGATTTAGTTTCTTATCATAGCGGGTTATACGGACTCGCCGAGTACAAAATAGTAGTTGACGGCGCACCTGTATTTAGAAGACCCTGCGCTCATATAGGATCAACTATCGGTAAAGAAGGAAAAGTAATCGACGACTCTGCTCGATATAAATAAAAAGAGACTATCTTGAATTAAAATCTTGCGTAGTAGAAAATCGTGGTGTATAGTTATATCACCGTCAAGGAGGAACGCCAATGAAACGCCTTAAATCCGTCATTCTAGGCGCAGCAATCTCGGGAATATGCGCCTTTACGATCGGAGCAGCTTATGCTTCACGTGAAAAGAAATCGGAAGATTCGGACTTTATATGGATTGGTGACACGGACTTATCTGACGAACTACTTCCACTATTTGACGAAGGGGATTTCGTCTATATAACGAACAGCTCCGACTATTGGGGTGGGGTCTATAATCCGATGGAGCCTGTAAGGTATGAGGTCAAAGCGAGTAGATTCGATGAAGACGACGAAACTTACCGTTATCAGCTCCGTACAACAATGCCCGACGATGCGGCAATATCCGGTAAATGGGTAGCGGAAGAATGGCTCGATTACGCTACCAAACCTCGCCTTACGAAAGAGCTTCCTACGGTTACGGTCGATGTGGACGCATTTGAGAAAATTATCGTAAGGGATGTCGAACAGAAATTGACCGCTGAAATCGACTACTGGCTCGATACTTTACGATACAGCACGGACGAACAAGAACGGAGTAGAGCCGAGGAAAGGCTGACAGAACTGGCAGAAGATAGGCGAGAATTAACGCAAATAAGAAAGGAGGGGTAGCGCATGGCAAATCACGGCGAACAATTATTATCACGAATATTAGACGATGGAGAAACGCTTCTCGCTCGCCAATATGATCTTAAGGAATCGGACTTTGCTACGGAAACAGAGCGCGAAGTCTACACCTTCATCGAATCATATGGTCAGCGCTACGGAGGGAAAGCGCCGGATTATCGAACAGTTGTCGAGAAATTTCCCGACTTTTACTATCGGGAAGGGGTTGTCGATGACTTTGGATACCTCGCGAAAGAGGTCAAATCGCAGGCAGCTAAGCGCCAAGTTGTCGAGATGTTCGCAGGGGTTCCGGACAGCTCCGGGAAGCCTACGAAACAGACTGTCGAACAAGTAATTAACGAATTCGATGGAATATCTGCGATAGAAACCTTGATTTCAGAGTTAGAAAGTATTAAAATAAGAACAAGCGTTCGAAACTCAGTGGGAACGGATATAAAAAAGGACGCAGTAAAAATCAAGGAAGAATACTTACGAAGGCAGAGGGGCGAATCCTTTCGAATATATGATAGCTTATTCGCGTTCATTAATCGCACAGTCGGCGGCTATGTTTCGTCTAACCTGTACGTTACTTACGGTAAGTCAGGGAGAGGGAAGTCCGCAATCACCCTCGCCGAATCGATTAACCTCGCAATGCAGGGCGCAAACGTGCTTATATGGGCGATGGAGATGGGCTGGTACGAGCTGATGGTGCGTATCTTTACGTATTACTCTCGGATGATTGGGGAGGTTGCGGAGGCGACGATTAACGGCGTTAATATGGATATCGGTTTTGATTCTGCAGACTTACGCCGAGGAGAATTGTCAGAGGATTTCGAGGAAAAGTTTTTCGAATTCCTTGCGAAGATTAACGAGCTACTCCCGGGAAACATTAATGTTAGGGGCGTTGACGATGATGACTTTGACGATAGGAGTTTAAAAGCGTTGGAGTCCGATATAATCGCAACAGAGGCGGATATAGTAGTCGTTGACCCGTTTTATTACCTCGACTATGAGCGCAATACCTCGAAAACAACCGGAGGCGACGCAGCTAATACGAGCAAGAAACTTCGCAGATTAGCCGGAAAAACACATACGGTTATCTTCGCAATCACTCAAGCTGACGAAGAGGACGAACAAAAGGAAGACGATGGAAGCAGGGAGTTAAAGATTCCGCAACGTAAAGACGTCAAGAAGACGAAACAACTTCTCGAAGACGCTTACTTATTAATCGGAGTAGATACTGATTACAAACAAGGTCGAGGCTTAATCGGACTTAATAAAGGACGTGACGGAGGGGAAGGCGAAGAGGCTGAAATCATATATCTGCCACAATTTGGCATTATTGAAGAGTTGTCAATTAAGGATGCGGAGCTATTTGACGCAATTGAAGGATTTTAAGGCTAATTTAAAATTGGAAAATGTTTCCTTCGACAAATGTCCCTACAAGGGTAGAAATGTTACAGACAATTTAGTAAAATATTACGTAAATGTTACAAAATGAGGCGCTTACAAAAAGGAAGGAGGTAACTAATTGGCTTACGTAAAAGTTAGCGGAGTAGATTTAGACGTAAATATAGCCGAGGAATTATCAGAGTACGACTGGATTCGCCCTCGCTGGACTGCCGATAAATTACTCGCAGCAAGCCCGTTCCGTTACGATAAGACGCCTAGTTTCTTCGTAAGCTTAGAAGGAGAGTACGCCGGAGGATGGAAGGATAGCGGAGCCTATGACGCCGACTTCGAGTCTGGTAATCTCGTAAAGTTGCTTGCCTTTCTCCGTTCAGAAACTTATGAGGAAACCGTCGCTTATCTACACGGAAAGTATGGATTGATCGACTTTTCCGACCACTACCGAGTGCCTCTGCCGCAATTAAAGCGAGAGAGAAAGCGCATTGTACTGCCGGATGAAGAGTTAACTCAATTCGCGCAAAGACATACGTATCTTTTTTCCCGAGGAATTGATCCGAAGGTAGAGGCGTTCTTTAACACTCGCTTTAGCCCGGTAAGTCAATCGGTTGTCGTACCGTGGCGTCACTTTGACGGACAACTTGCGAATTTAAAATTCCGTAAGATTCAAGGTAAAGCGTTCTGGTATCGTAGACATTCGCATCCAATTCGCGAGCTTGTATTCGGATTAGATAAGGTGTACCGACATAACCTAAAGGAAGTGGCTGTATGTGAGGCGGAAATTGACGCTATGAGTTGGTATACTTGCGGAGTCCCGGCAATTGCAGTCGGAGGTACAGCGGTATCAAAAACGCAATTAGATTTAATTCGGAAAAGCCCAATAGAGACGATTATCTTAGCGAAAGATAACGATAAGGCAGGAGCTAAAATGGAGCGTGCGATTAAAGATGGGGTTCGTGGTTGCGTCAGAATAAAGGAAGTAGGCATCCCACCCGATTATAAAGACGCTAATGAAGCGTTGGAAGCGGGAGTGAGTCTAAAAGATCTTATATTAGGTCGACAATATCCGACAAGTGTAATATAATTACAATATCCGATAAGTCGGACACTACCGGGGACAGGCACATAGCCCGTCGGTTAATCCGATACCCACTCGTAGAGATCGTCAATATTACAACCAAGTACATTCGCAATATTCTTAGCGTGGTTAAGACTCATCAAGGAATCATTGCGTATGTAATCCGATACGGTCGATGTAGGAACCCCGGACAGTCGCGCTAAATAACGCTGCGACCATCCACGAGATCCAAGATAATCTCCGAGAAGGCATCGCCCGGCATACATAGACAAGCGACCGCCTCCGTTGTATTAGTCTCTAGTAACTTTTAACACCTTATCGTTAGGTATGTCAAGGATAACCTTAATTTTTCCGATTATTTTGGCGGAAGAATTTCGATAATTTGCTCGATAGGAACGTTTAGGAAGTGGCACAATCTGACCAGGATGTCCATACTTACAGGCTTATCGTTCAGTAGTTTCGTAGCAGTGTTCGTATTAATAATCTTTAAATCCTTGCTCAAATGTGACATTTTCATCTTGCGTTCATCTAAAAGCATACGTAGAGGTCTGTATGTTATTGGTAGTTCTCCGTCACGTTTTGGTTTAGTAGGTACTGGATTAGGCATGATTTCAATCCTTTCAAATTTGGTTTGATAAATTTAGTTAAAAGTGTTGCGTTTATCAATATTATTACGTATACTAATAATCGAGCTAAACAATACTACGTTTTAAATAACAAAAAAGTTCCAAAAATAATTCGAAACTTTTTTAATAAAAATACGCAACCTCGATATAAACAGAGGTAGGTAGTATTGTAAGCAATAAAGGAGGAGTTAAATTGATTGATCACCAAAAATTAAATATGTACGTAACAAGGTTACAAACCTGCGAAACTAGCGAGTACGATTCGCTATTCTCGGATTTTTACCGGGAACTTACGTCGGCATGGTCTAGCGAAGGAGCTATTGATTCCTTAGTTTACAAATACCGACTTGAGAAAGAGGATGTACTTAGTCTCGCGAATCGGATGTCTTTCGAGCTTATCGAGAAGTATAAAGAGAGCGAAGGTAACTTTTATCACTTTCTTTCTACGAGTATTTCACGGAAGCTAATCGACGAAGCAAAAAAGCGAAATGAGCGCGCCAACGCTCAAGCGTCATCGTTTGAAACGTCGATGGAAGATGACCCGAACATGATTCCCTTCATCCCGCACGCCAATGCGGAGGAAGAGGCAATCGAGTTTTTACAGAAAGAAAGCGAGCAGCAGCAACTACTCGCGTATTTAAGGGAAAAGACGGACGAAAAATGCCGCCAAGCAATGTCCGCCTTTTCTAAATCTACCACTTACAACGGAGCCGCCAAGCTCCTTGGAATTGACAACGAAACAGCTAAAAGAAGAATTCGAAAAGTCGCCAAACAATTCGATTCAAGCATCCACGGGTCATTTTATGATTATTTCACCGTGCATACTTACAGTGCCTAAGCATCAAAAGTGCCTAGTTTTAGCCTATTTTCATTGTTTACAATTCCTTTCAATATTATACAATTATTTTTTGTTTTAGTCAAACTGTCAAATTAGCTTTACTTATCTTATCTTAACTTAATTTACCTTAAGGAGGAACCGAAAATGATACGAAATGCAATCGAAATTATTCCGACAACAACGCCTTTAACGATAGAACAAATCGACCTTATAAACGAACACCAAACGCCAGAACCTTCCGTTACTTACAACGGAGGCTGGCACGGATACGAAGACGAATACGACTTCATTCGCCCATCAGTGAGAGGAGTTGTTATCGCATGAATCAGCCAACAGCCCGCCAAGCAAAGCAATTTAACGGCATAATTACGCTAACCAGCCACGCCAAAGAACGCTTACGCCAACGCATCGGTATAGAGGATATTGACGCAGGCATAGCGTGGGTCCGAACGAACATTGAACGTTCTAAACGGAAGCAAAATAGAGGACACCAAACGCACTACTTTACGGATGCTTATGTCATCGTAATGGATGGCGACAAGGTGGTCACGGTTAAGCCATCCTTTGAAGCTAACGAACATTCTAAGCGTTTAGAATCGTTAATCGAAAAGGAAGCTCGGAAGTTTTTGCGCCTGAAAAAGGCGGAACTAAAGAAAATTAGCATTGCGGTATTAGAGACGCAGATTAACTTTCTTAAAGCTAAAAATCCGAATACTATTCGAAGTATTACGGAGAAGTTAACGAAACTAACCGATGAAAAGGCGAATTTAGAAACGGATATAGTCGCAATGAAAAGAGCGGCAGAAGGATTCGGCGTAGAGGTCTAAAGCTCTACGTGGTTAACTTTTAGCGGAGCTGTTAGTTCCGCCCTTGCCTACGGTATACGTGCTTGCCCAAGCAGCCTAAATAAGCCCAAGCGCTTGTACGTGTATCGTCGGGAAGGAGCGCGCCTTCTAAAAAGCCAACGCATTCGCAAGCGTTGGCGAAAGAAATTCCCTTCCGTCCTTGTAGCGTTTCCTTCCGATCCACAGGCGGAAGCCGACGTAAGCAAGGGTTGACAACGCGAAGGGAAAGACACAAGGAACGTAAGCCTTCCGGAAACGCCATAGAGGGCGATAGCCCGGAGGCAGGACACGAGCTTGCTTAGAGAGCGGTGGGGTCGCACCCTTGCCGGAAGCAGTTCCGAATTAATTACGAAATTACAGGAGGAATGCGTTAAATGGCAGAAATTATCAGCGGTCAAGATGCATTAGACACGCTAGAATCAAGCGGCAATACTGGCGGAAATGATAAAGAGTTTTCCTCATTCAAAGGCGGTAGTAAGTACGTAGTTAAAGCGATTGGGACGAACGACCTGTTCGGATTTTATAACTACGGTATATACAGTAAAGGTGGCGGAGGAGTGCCTTCGTTTGTAGCGAAAAAACCTTCGAAGAAATCCGATAAAGGATTCCCACAAGAAGACTTAACAAGCTGGGATAAGGCGTTCTTGCACCACTACGAAAATTCTAAAGAGTTCGGCGACAAAGAATCGAATGAAGCTTATAAATACAAGCCAAAACTTCGATTTGCACTTGGGTTCTTTGACTTAGACAGCGGAGAGAGAATCGTAATTGACGTTTCCAAGAACCAAGCGAACGCAATTCGCAAGCCTCTCCTTAAACAGGCGGAGAAAGGCAAGCTAGGGAAAGTAGCGTTCGAGCTTGAGAAAGAATCTGACGGTTCCGTATCGCTGACACCGATCGTTGACCTTGACGACTTGACTTCGAAGCAGCAAGAAAACTTCGATAAGGCTCCTGAAGAGTTTAAAATCGAGGATTTCCACGGAGTTAATTTCGAGGCTGACGAGGATGAAATGCTTCGACGATTAGTACAGTCAGGTTTTGACGTTACTAAAATCGGCTACGAAATCCCGAAGCCAAAAGAGGCGGACGGAGAAGGCGAAAAGGAATCGGCAGGAGAGCCGTTAGAAATTAGTTCGGATGATTTACCTTTCTAGGCGATTATAAGGACGAATTAGACACGGAAGGAGATACGATAATTTGGCGCACATATCAGAAACAACAGGAAAGTATTCACAGATAATCGCCAAAGCTGCGCTAATCGCTTCCGGCTGGGAAGTGGCGGAAACGGAGACTGACGAAAGTTACGACTTCGTTATCCGCGACCCGTTAAGCCGTGCATGGCTGACAGCTCAATGTAAAACGGTACGAAAACGAAGCGATAGAGAAGGGCAGCTCGTTGTTTACGCAAAGAACGGCAAAGGGGACGCATATTCCCCCGATGACATTGACTTTATAGTTGGTGTACTTTGCGAAAATGGAGAAACGCCCAGAGTATTCATGTTCCGCAATACCGGACTTAAAGAGTATTGGCGAACAGAGGCAGGCGCAAGCCGCGATTGGATTGAAATGTCCATCGCATTAGATCGGGATTTGCTCTTAGATGGAGCGGTAAGCGAGTCGGAAGAAGAACCTAAAATTATCGAGGAGGGCGTTTAATATATGGCGAAATTAACGAATGTTAAAACGTTAGAAATGGTCGGCGGTACAGTAACGAAGATTGAATATGAAGGGGAACTTTACGAAAAGGTTTCTGCTGGAGAAGCGGATCAGATTGGCGATATAGTAGCGGGAAAAATTCCTATAACTGCGAGCGAATTAAGTTTCTTTGAAGTAATCGGAATTAACGATACCGTCGAACATAAAGGAACTGGAATGTTCTACGACGAAGACGGCGACTATAACGGAATGCTTAGATACGATACCTTCCGCAAAGTAGACACATCCCTTTCTGGACTAAAGAAAGTGGACGCTCCTATCGTAGGCGGAAAAGTAATATTCGCAGGAAAATATTTCGATGTAACCGCTGGGAAGGTTTACGAGATAATCAGGACTAAAGACAGCGACAGCTTTACTATTATCGATGATGTAGGCGACTATAACGCTTTTTCATCGAGATATGCCGCAGTAACCTTCTACGTGAAAGCAGCAGAACAGACCTCTTCCCGTTTAGAAGCGACCTCTGGAACGAAAACCGGAGATACAGTCGAAATGACTTCGGATTGCCTATACGGAGATTATCACGAAGGAGAACAGTTTGTCGTAAAAGATGACGGTGACGGAGAAGTTTATATCGACGATAACGATGGCGACGCAAGGTATATCGACGGACACTCTCATCTTAAATATAAAATCGTAGGATTAGCGGAAGAAAATACAGACGAGGAGGATGCGCCTATGTCAGCGCCTTTATTCGCAAAGGTTAACCGTCCGAATAACGAGCCTATCGTCGGAGATTTCGTAGAGTTTGACTTGTCGGATTATAGAGAGACGTATTTTACGGAAGGAAAGTCGTACGAGGTAGTCTTGGATAGTGTGTTCGATTTGAGCGTGGTTGACGACGAGGGCGACAATCTTGACGTATTTAACCATATGCGCCCTATTAAAGCAATCTTCGTTAAATATACGAAACCCCAAGCGGAACAAAAGGCGAAGATAGGCGATAAGGTTCTGATTGTCGACGAAGACTTTATTCATTCCGGATATGGAAATGGCGACATTGTAACGGTTAAACACGTCGACTCTGATGGTGATATTCACGGAGTAGGTACAGGCTTCATTGCTGCGGAGGAATTTATCGTACTTACTGACGCACAATCAGGCGATTCAGAAGGCGAAAAAGAAAAAGGGTACATTCCACAAGAGGGCGACATCGTTGTTATTACCGGAAATACGAACGGTAGCCGGAATAAAATCGGAGACATCGGAAAGGTTGGCGAAATAGACATACACGACGCGAGAGTTTTTGTTGCGGGAAGACCTACTATGGCTAACTGGACGCTATTTGACGAAATGCGCCCGGCTACAGATGAAGAGAAAGCGAAATATCTTGGCAGAACAGAAGAAGTTGCGTCAGCTCAAAGCGAAGAAAATTCATCACCTTACGGAGAAATCAGCGTAGGAGATAAGGTTAAGGTTGTAGTTGCGGACGGTGAAGAATCGGAGCATGGCTGGGGCAGAGTTAATAACGGAGATATTGGCGTAGTTACTGATGCGGATTTTTTAGGGTCTATTAGAGTAGATTTCCCGAATCAAAAAAATTGGTACGCAGAAGAATCCGAGCTTATCAAGGTTGCGGATAACGGCGACTTACTTCCGGGAACGTTCTTCCGAGTTAATCAAGGGTTTTTAGAAGGAACTATCGCTGAAATTACGGGACGTCGAGAGCATTGCGACGATTGCGGATACGGAACAGCTTATGACCATACGAACGACTCTGGGTGGTTAGGTACGGAACAGTTCGACGTATTGCCGAAAGAAGAGGCGAAAAAGCACGTTGATGTTGCGGAGAAGGACGACGAAGCGGAAGAGCTGATTCCAGCGGATGAAATTCCAATCGGGACAATCGTCAAAGTTATACAGGAAGGAAATGGACATTACGGCGAGACTTTACGAGTTACTAAAAATGATGGTAGCGGAATTTTCCCTTACTACACAGAGAAATTGGACGGCGGATTCGCTGATGTATACGACAAGGAGCATTTAGAGATTGTCGAAGAGCCTGCGCAAGAAGAAAAAATCGAAGTAGGCGACCTCGTTAAAGTTATCCAATCTCCCGCAGCGCTTCCGGAAGGATCGCACTTTATCGTTAAAGATGTTAACGAAAAGGGATACGTATATAGCACCTTCAAAGACGGTACGACGAGGTTTGGAGGGTACGTCTACATGCGTCCAAGTAGTCAGCTAAAACTTATCGCAAAGGCTGACGATTTATATGCGTAAAGAAGACGAAATAATAAGCGGAGAATACGGAACGCATCCGATGGATAAATACGATTCACAAGCGCAGGCTCCCGATTACTCGGGGTTTGCTTGCGCACAATGTATGCGGGATATTCAAGTCGGAGAAGAGGTATGGCGGGCGGACTTTGTAGACTTCGAAGTTTACGTCGATTCGGTCGGATGCTTGGCGATGCTTACAGCGAAATATGAGGCGGACATTGACGATTTCAATTTTACGATTATAGATGGAACGGAGGCGGATTGAATGAGTGAAGTTGCTAACGTAAGAGAAGTTGAAATCCTTGATATGGAGGACGGAAAAGTAACGAAAGTTGAAATCGCAGGTTTTGACGGAGAGTTCGTAAAGGTTTCCGAAGAATCCGACGAGGAAGTAGTGATCGAAGAGGATATTGCGGAAGTGATTCAGCCGAAAGACACCGTACTGTTTGATGACGGTACGGAGGTACGGTTACTTTCCGGAGGCGGTGACTGGCCTCTTTACGGATATGAGGACGGGGAATCTTATCAAGTGGATTCTGACGGAAGCTGGGGGCCTCACGATCCCACTAAAGTCGTTCGGATAGTAGGCGCAAATGTCAACGGATGGGGCTTCGCAAAACCGGAACAGCTCGAAGTTGTTGAAAATAAGGACTACGCCGGAAATGATTGTAACGGAACTGCGCTATATGTAGGCGATTATGTAGTCGGAATTTCATCCCGATATGGAGTTACAAGCGAAGCGATGTTACTTGGCGAGATTGAAGAAGGGGAGGACTACGATGGAGATATTTTCGTGACTGTTATCGCTCACGAAAAACCGGAAGAAGCTAATTATGACATTAGCTTTCCTGTGAAGTCGAAGTATTTCCGTAAAGCAACCGCAGAAGAAATCGCAATGCATTCGTGAAAATATCCGGAACAATTCTAAAGCTGAAAGGAGGGCGGAGCTATTGACGCTAGAAATAGGCGAGATAAAGCTAAAAGGCGGGGATGCTTCTCCCGCCAAAGCTAAGGTACAGGAGGCGGAAAAACGGAAGCAATCCGCAACAGAAACGCTGGAGGAAGCGTGGGAGCGAATCCTCTCCTCCAAAGGCGTTCAAACCAACGCTTCAAAACTTCGGAGGCTGACGGAAGTCAGAGACGCCATGCTTGCCGGAGAGATTGGTCGAGAGCCAGTTCCGGAAGGGAAAAAGCAAGGAAAGTTTTCCGCAGCAGAGGCGGAGCGCTTATGGCAAGTCGTTAATGAACGGAATAGAGAGCGTAAGCTTCAAGAAATGGTCGATAATACTCCGGAGAATTACGAGCTAATTACGGACGTACTTCGCTTCCATAAGCTTATTAATCTCCTTGAATCCGAGCCAATAGTCGCAATTGATACGGAGACTACTGGAGTCGATGTCTACACCGACGAAATGGTTGGATTATCCATTACGCTTCCTAACGCCGACTGGCATATTTATATTCCGTTTGGACATGACGAAGGTGTGCAGTTAAATCGAGATTATGTCATCGAAGGATTACGTGATTTCTTGTATTCCGAATCTATCGGAAAGGTTCTCCATAACGCCATGTTTGATATAGCGATGTTTAGACGGCATGGATACGACCTAAAAGGCGTTGCATGGGATACTATGACCGCCATGCATATTCTTAACGAAAATGAACCTTCGTTTAAGTTGAAGGATTTAGCGCCGAGGTATTTAGGAGTAGAATCAGACACCTTCGACGAGTTATTCAAAGGAAAATTGTTCTCGGAGATTCCGTTAGATATAGCGTTAGTTTATGCAGCAAAAGATACGCATTTAACGTGGGATTTATACGAGTTCCAGCTTAGACACCTCGAAAAGATGCCGTCTATCCTCGAATACTACCGAGAGGTCGAAGTTCCGATACTCTACGTCATTGTAGACTTGGAGGCTAACGGATATATCCTCGACTTGGATTTCGCAGAGGAGTACGGACAGAAGTTGCACGATCGAGCAGAGGAGTTACGGACGGAATTAATCGAAATTTTAACGCCTTATCATGAAGGAGAACTCGTTCTTAACCTCAATTCTCCAGCGCAGATGAAGCCTGCCTTATCCGCCTGTATTGGCGTGAATCTACCGAATATGGACGCTAAAAAGACGTTAAAACCTCTGCGAGATAAGTACCCAATTATCGACAAGCTGCTCGAATATAAGACAGTTACGAAGTTGTCCGGAACTTATATCGATACCCTTCCTACGAAGCAGAATCCGACAACTAAACGCTGGCACTCTCGGTTCAATCCGATGGGGACGGTAACGGGACGATTTAGCTCTGGTAAGGACGAAGAAAACGAAACCGGACGGGAATTCAACGTACAGAATCAGCCTCCAGAAGCCCGCCCGATGTTCGTTGCGCCTAAAGGAAAAGTAATCGTAGGTGCGGATTTCAAGGCGCAAGAGATTCGATGTGTTGCTTACATGTCGCAAGAGCCTGTTCTTATCGAAGCATTTCGAACCGGACGCGATCCTTACGCAATGATGGCAGCGACTTTCTATAAGCGACCTTACGAAGAAGTCTACAAGAATGAGGATGGAAGTGACACGCCTGAACGTAAGAAAATGAAAGTGGTATGGCTCGCTACCTTATACGGAATGTCTGATTTTTCACTAGGCGATACGCTCGGAATTAGCCGGAAGGAAGCGACGGAATTTAAGGAAGAGATATTCGGAAGTATGCCGAAGTTAAACGCTTGGCTGAAAGAGAATGAGGACTTTGTTCGGAAATACGGATTTGTTTGGGCGGATAAGAAGGCGAGAAAGCGCCGGTTGCCTGACGCGAAGCTAAGAAAAAAGCGTATCCCTTACGGAAAATGGAACGACCCTGCATATAAGGAACAACGGATGCATAACGCCAGCATTAATCGAGCAATGCGCCAAGCTACTAACGCTAGGGTACAAGGTAGCTCGTCCATACAAACGAAAGTGACGATGGTAAAGGCGCATGAGTATTGTCAAACACGAGAAGGTTGGGCGCTCTGGGGAACGGTACACGACGAATTGTTGTTCGAAATTCCCGAAGACTTTACGCAAGAAGACTTAAAAGCTATCGAAAATTTAATGCTCTACGCTTATCCGTGGGGCGATTCCGTACCGAACGGAACAGATTTAGAGATTATGACGAAGTGGGGGCAAGGGGTTCCGCCGGAAGCGTGGGACTTTGAGCGTCACCAACCGAAGGAGGCTGTGTAGATGGTCGATATATTTTTAGTAATATTTGGAGCGTGTGCTGTTATATGCTTGGTTCTTCTGGCTGCGTCTTTAATTGCGGACTCCCCTCGAAGTAAGAAGTCACTAAAAGAACGTTTAGCAGAAGTTGAGGAGGAGAACGAGCAACTCAAACGAAAACTTCACGAAGGTGGAACCGAAGTGGTTGTTCAGTTTAAGACTGGAGACTGTATTACTTACGAGGGAGTGTATTACACCATAAAAGGTACGGAATATGTCGTTCTAAAGGATTACGACGATAAGGCAATCGCAATTATAAGCCGAATGGAATTATCGCACATTAGCTCTATTAGCGCAATCAAGGAGGCGACAGAATGAAAATCGTAGAAACGCACGACATACACGAAAACGACGGCTACGAGGATAGCGGAAAAGGCTCGCTGACTATCAAGGTATACAATAGCGAGGGAGATAAAGTAGCATCCGCATGGGTAGCTGCGGGAGAACCGGAAGACGCCGTTTTCTTCCGCGACTTATACGGAGCTTACGGAATTATTGACGTTGTCAAAGCCGCATATCAAGCGGGCAAGGATGGCGAAGACGTAGAATTCGAATTCATTGACGAGCAAGCTCCGGAGCCTTCCCCTATCGCGAGGTAACGCAGACAATTTACGTGCAGAAAGGGAGCGATGATTAATGCGAAAAGTAGGCGAAGAAAAGCAGCCGGAAATAGATTTACAGCGGAAAATAACCGTTGAAATAACGCTACAAGAAATACTGATAGCGAAAGCGGCAATGGGAACGACTTCTGATTGCGAGGTCGGCTCTCATCTAAATAAATTTTACGAACAGTTAGGCGGAGAATCCCTAATTCCGAACGTTGACGGGATGGACGTTTACGATGATTTAACCGCTCTTTTAGAAAACGAAGGCGTAAAGGAGGACGATTAATTGACCGAAACCATTATAACCGGAGGCGCAGCGCTTGAGGCGTTAGCCCCTTCCGAAAACAGCTACGCAGACCAATTCGAAAAGATGCTCGACGATTACCACGGAAAGCCGGAGATATACGACGATAAGCTATCCGCAGACTTCTACCGAATTTTATCCGAAATGATGGCAGCAGATACCCGACCTCGATTCGGAGGGCTTCCGTACTTTTCCCCTTCGTCAGCAAATGCGTGTCCCCGGTCGCTATACCTCAAGCTTAAGCGGGCGAAAAAAGATAGCCGGAAAGTACAACCGCACCAATCACGATGGCAAAAGCACGGGACAGCTATCGGAGAATCGCTACAGAAGGACTTATTCTTCATCGAAAAACACTTCGCAGATGCCCCATTCAAATTTAAGCGCACAAGAAACGGATACCCAGCGTTTGAAGAAGCAGCGCAGGCTTGTGTTACCGTAGAAGCTTCCGATTCAAACGGAGAAATCCGCAAGTTTAAACTCTTCGGAAAGCCAGACGGAATCCTTGATCATACAAGCGGGGCTACGGTCGGCTTAGAGATTAAGTCGAAGCAAACTACCGCAGCGCAGACCGGACATTATAAGATGCGCGAACCTAAAGAAGACCATCGGTTGCAGTGCGTCACATACAGCGCTATGTACGGAATTAACGATTTCATTATTACTTACGTTAACGCTTCGAAGAAAGGATGGTTCTTGGACGAGGAAACTTACGCCAAGAATCCTGACGTGAGAGCGTTTGACGTAAAGGTAACAGACAGTGACCGTCAAGCTCTACTCGAAAAGTTTGCGGACCTATTACGCAGGGTTGACGAGAATGACCCACCGAAGCTTGATCTTAGCAAATTCACGTTTAACAACTTTAAGGAAGCTTGTGCATTGGATTTATCTGCGGAAGAGGTTAGCGAGTTAGAAAGCGAAGTCCTTGCGGTAGAAGGCTCCAGCAAGCCGAAGTTTATTAAAGACAACTACCGTCAAGCTTTCGAAGAGATTTTATCGCTAAGGAGCGAATCAAATGGCGGATAAAAAAGCGATTATCCTCGGATTGGATTTATCCCTCGCTTGCCCCGGATTCGCACTCGTAGAAATCACGAAAGGAAAGGCGAAAATCCTCGCAGTTTCTCACGTTAAAACAAACGCCAAACACGACTATGCCGTCCGAGGCAGAGTCATCGAATCCAAGCTCCGAACTTTCCTTGCGGAAAATAAAGGCGAAAGGGTAACGTACGTCTGCCGGGAAAAGTACGCAGGGAAATTCGGACATCACTCGATATTTACGGCACACGCCGCAGCAGATAGGGCGCTTCATGACTTCGGGTTACTTCCGGATTCGTGCAAACCTATCGCCCAGCAGTCGGTTAAGAAAACGGTTGTCGGTAAGGGGCGAGCAGAAAAGCCCGAAGTCGAGGAAGCTGTTCGGAAAATCACCGGATATACTGGCGAGCTTGGTGGAGCGGATAGCGATGAATCTGACGCTACGGCAGTAGCCTTGGCGTTTGCAATAAATGAAGGATTGATAACGAAGGAGGACGAATAGATGATGAAATTTTTACAAGGACTATTAATGTTATTTGTACTAGCGCTAGTTTTAATTGTAGTCGGATATTTTTTCGGGATGGTTTTTGCAATCATCCCGGGAATCAATGCGTTTCTTACTGGAGTGCCGTTCTTAACCCCGGATATGCTGCCGACGATATTCGCCTGGTTAACGCTGTTAGGAGTTATCGGTTACGCGTTCCTAATTGCAGGCGTTAAAGGGGATGAAAAGTAATGACGCAAGGAATTTCGCTAATAATCGATTTACAAAAAGTACGGGACGATTACGAACAGGAATTGCGAGAGCTACGTAATGACCGTCGAAAAAGCTTGGAGCAAAAGTCTCGGTTAGACGCCGAAGAGATTGAGCTATTGTTAAAAATGCGGAGGATTGACGCAGACCTTTCAGCACTAAAAAAGGAGGACGCATAATTGACGCTAGAAACATTAACAGAAGTATTAAAGGAAAACGGAAATAGACGGCTATCTTTCGACGAACCTAGATTGCGAACTTTCATCACAGAGCGCTTAGGGGTGTCGGAACCTTCCTTCGCTAATAAGATCATCGAAGAAATCACGAAAAAGGACGAAGTATCAGCGGACTTGATCACGGAGGAAATTATAAAGACTGCGCTGGAGAATGTAGACGAAGCTTCCCCTGAATGGACTTTCGTTGCTTCTAAGGCGTTTCTCTTCCGTCTTTATAAGCAAGCGGCTGGTAACCGTGCTTATGCAGCGGCAGATAAATACGGAGATATGTACGGACTACTTAAAGCGTTAGCTTCGAAAGGAGTTTATTCCGCTAATATCCTCGAAAAATATTCTCGTGAAGAAATTGACGAATTATCCAGACACATCGAACCTGACCGCGACTTACTTTTCGATTTCCCTGGGTTATATAATCTAGCGAATCGTTACCTCGCAAGAGACTACGACGGGAATACTTATGAACTGCCGCAAGAACGCTTTATGATTATCGCTATGTATAACATGCAGGATGAATCATCGGAAAAAAGAAGCGAGCTAGTTTTAGAGTCTTATTGGGCGTTGTCAAACTTGTATATGACCGTCGCAACTCCTACGCTTGCAAATTCCGGATTGTCTCATGGGCAACTTTCAAGTTGCTTCATCGATACAGTGGACGATAGTTTAATCGAAATATTTAACGGAAATACGGACGTTGCCCGCCTTTCTAAAAGCGGCGGCGGAATCGGCGTTTATATGGGGAAAGTAAGAGCGCGCGGAAGTTCGATAAAAGGATTCAAGGGCATGTCCAGCGGAGTTGTTCCGTGGATTAAGCAGTTAAATAATACGGCTGTTAGCGTTGATCAGCTTGGGCGTCGGAAAGGTGCAATCGCCGTCTATCTTGACGTATGGCACAAGGATATACAGCCGTTTCTTGACTTACGCCTAAATAACGGAGACGAACGTCAACGGGCGCATGACATTTTCCTCGGCGTAACCTTACCTGATTTGTTCATGGAGCAAGTCGATAAGCGAGGCGATTGGTACTTGTTCGACCCCCATGAAGTACGTCAGGTAATGGGCTATTCGCTGGAAGATTACTACGACGAAGACAAAGACGCAGGAAGTTTCAGAGAAGCTTACGAGGAATGCGTTCAGTCCAATCAGCTATCGAAGCAAAAAGTCCCGGCAATCGACATTATGAAGCGCATCCTTAAGTCACAACTAGAATCGGGTACGCCATTCATGTTCTATCGTGACGAAGTTAATCGCATGAACGCAAATAGTCACGTAGGAATGGTCTACTGTTCGAATTTATGTACGGAAATTACGCAGAACCAATCGCCTACGGTTCAAACGGAAGAAGTTATCGAAGGGGATACGATTATTACCTATAAACAATCCGGAGATTTCGTCGTTTGTAACCTTTCTTCGGTTAACCTAGGAAAGGCGGTTCCTGCTGACGTATTAGAACGGTTAATACCAATTCAAGTACGGATGCTTGATAACGTAATCGACCTTAATACGATTGAGGTTCCGCAAGCGCAAATTACGAATCAGAAATACCGAGCTATCGGATTAGGTACGTTCGGGTGGCATCATCTTTTAGCGCTGAAAGGAATTAAGTGGGAATCGCAGGAAGCTGTTGACTATGCCGATGAATTATACGAAAACATTGCGTATCTAACGATTAAAGCTTCGATGGAGTTGGCAAAAGAGAAAGGCGCTTATCCTTACTTTGAGGGAAGCGAGTGGAGCGACGGTACGTATTTTAAGCGAAAAGGCTATCTCTATAAAAACGGTGAAATAGGTGCATGGGATGTCTTAGAGTGGGACGTTAGAGAGTACGGAATCCGTAACGGCTATCTTATGGCCGTAGCTCCTAACGCAACTACTTCGATAATCGCTGGTAGTACGGCAAGTACAGACCCCGTTTTCCGTCCGTTCTTTTACGAGGAGAAAAAGGATTACAAGCTTCCGATAGTTGCTCCGGATATGGACCATAAAACCTACGATATTTACCGCAGATACGCTCACATCCTAGACCAACGTTGGAGCGTAAAGCAGAACGCAGCTCGTCAAAAGCACGTTGACCAGGCGATTTCCTTCAATATTTACGTACCAAATACGATTAAAGCAAGCGTACTTCTAGATGTTCATATGCAGGCGTGGAAAGCCGGTACGAAAACGACCTATTATGTCCGTTCCACTTCCAGTGAAATTGAAGAGTGCGAATGGTGCGCTTCATGACGAAAGCAATTATCCTCTACCATTCTTTTTCTGGAAATACGAAAGAAACAGCGGAGCTTATCCGAGAAAACCTTCTCGATAGTTATGGAATAGAATCGGACTTATTCGACATGTTCCATATCATTAATCCTCCAGACTTGGAAGAGTATGACGCAATATTCTTCGGAACATTTACGTGGGACCAAGGCGCAACACCAGATGAAGTGAAAGAATTCGTAGCAGACCTCGGTTATAAACCAGAGCCTGTATTCGTTTTCGGAACAGGAGACACGCAATTCGGAGGAGACGACCTCTTCTGCTTAGCAGCGGAAAAGTTGGCGAGATTCTATAACTCGCCGCTTCCTCCGCTAAAAATTGAACAAAGTCCACGCGGAAGGCAAGAGGCTGCCGTTTCCGAATGGGTTACGAAAGTTGTTAAGGAGATGATTAATTGAGCGAGGAATTATTAGAAAAGGCGCAAACACTAGCGCCAGGAAATCCAAATAAATCGACGAAACTTTTCGGCGGAGAAGCTTCCGGGATTCTTAACTGGAACGACATCCGCTATCCGCATTATTACCGTATCTATAAAGACCTTGTCGGAAAGTATTGGCAAGCCGACGAAGTTAACCTCTCAAGCGACGTAAAACAATTCGCTACTCTATCCGAAAAAGAGCAGGACGCCTTCCTTAAAATCATCGGGTTGTTATCGACATTAGACGGACCTCAAACTCGTACAGCGTTATTACTTTCACTTTATGCAACCGACCCTTCCGTACAATCTATCCTCGCAGTTATTGCGCAACAGGAAGCGGTTCATAACGAAAGTTACTCCTACGTACTTTCCAGCGTTACCGATTTCGATAAACAAACGGAGTCATTTGAGACAGGACGGAGAGATCCGATTCTATTACGACGAAATCAACGAATTTCCGAAGTATATAACGAATTTACCTCGACCCCAACAATCGAAAACGTTCTTAAAACGTTAGTTTATACGTCACTTCTCGAGGGTGTGTTCTTCTATTCCGGCTTTGCATTTTTCTATAATTTAGCGAGAAATAACAAAATGGTCGGAACCTCTACGATGATTTCTTATATTAACCGCGACGAACTCGGACACTCCCGTTTTATAGGCGAATTGTTCCGAGCAACTCTTACAGAGAATCCCGAATACAACACGAAGGAATTTACCGATTGGGTATACGACCAATTTCGTTATGCAGTCGAGCAGGAAACGGAATGGAGCCATTATGTACTCGAAGGAATCGACGGAATAAACCTCACAGAAATGGACGCTTATATAAAGTACCGAGCGAATAAGATGCTGCGTATGCTTGGCTTGAGCGAGATTTACCCGGAACATACCGACAATCCTATGAAGTGGATTCGTGCTTATGTCGATAATTTCGATGGAACAAAGACGGATTTCTTTGAGCAAAAGTCGCGCCAGTATACGAAGACTAGCGATTTAAACGGATTTGACGACTTATAAGGAGGCGAAATAAGGATGACGAAAAGCGAACAACTGACGATAGACGATTTCTTAAACGAAGAAAAATCACCCTATTATCCGCTAGAAACAAGAGCGGAGCTTATCCGGGAGTGGGCGATAGAACGGAACCTTCATACAGCAGACTCGACTAAGCAAGCGTTAAAGCTTGGGGAAGAAATGGGCGAACTGTTTGAAGGATTTGCGAAAGGTAACGAGGATTTATTAAAGGATGCAATCGGAGATATGTACGTCGTCCTTACAATTCTTTCACAGCAGCGGGGATTTACTATCGAGGAATGCATCGATCTAGCTTATGAAGAAATTAAAGACCGTAAAGGCAAGATGATCGACGGTGTTTTCGTTAAAGAGGCGGATTTGAATGAGGTGCTTGCCTGTGAGTGATGTTCGAGTGATTGAAGGAAAGTATTATAAGAGGTGTGAAGTATGTTCCGACTTCTTCTTGACTAAAAAATCCCACTTGGAAAGAAGAAAGACATGTGGTCAGAGGTGTAGTAATGCAAGAAAAAGTATTATCTACAAAGGGAGGCTCAATCCTAACTTCAATAACAAAGGAGAAGAAAGTCCTTTATACAAAGGTCCTCGTATTAATAAGTATGGTTATCGTTTATTGTGCAAACCAAATCACCCTAACTCCGATAAGAGAGGGTATGTATTAGAGCATAGATATGTATTGTCGGAACATCTAGGAAGACCTCTCAGAGAGGATGAAATAGTACACCACAAGGATGGAGATAAGTTAAATAACGATTTGGATAATTTGGAAATTATGGACAGGTCAAGTCATTCAAAACTTCACATGAGTGATTACTCTATTGTCCGAGGTGAGCTAGGTAGAATTAGTGGGATAGAAAAGAAGTTAGACGTTAAATAAACGAAAAGGAGGACGATTAAATGTCGAATAGAGTAAACGTACTTGATAAAGGATATATAATCTTGCACGAAACAATGGGCGATGACAGAACGGTGGCAAATGCTGCAAGAGTTAGCTACGACAAACGGACGGAAGAGCTTTCGGAGAAGGACGAACGGTTAATCAAGTTCCTTGCACGGGAGGGGCATACGTCTCCTTTCCGTCATGCAACGCTACAGTTCGAAATTTATATGCCGTTAATGGTTGCGAGGCAGCTATGGAAATACGTCGTAGGCTCCGATCATACTATGGACGCGTGGAACGAATCCAGCCGTCGCTATATCACCGAAGAGCCTACTTTCTATATTCCGCAGGCTGGCGAGTGGCGAAGTGCGCCAGCAGATTCGAAGCAAGGGTCAGGCGATCTTTTACCTGTCGAGCAAGGCGAGTTAGCAACGAGAGATTTAGAGAGCTATATCGCCACTGGAGAAATGTATTATAAACGAGCTATTGATAGTGGCGTAGCACCAGAACAAGCACGCTTATTCCTTCCGGCATACGGAATGTATGTCCGGTCTTATTGGACTGCTTCGCTTCAATCCGTAGCGCACTTTCTTAATCAGCGTTTAGAGGCTGACGCACAAGCGGAGATTCAAGTTTACGCCGAAGCAGTTCGTGAATTGGCTATCGAAAAGTTTCCGGTTAGCTTGGCGGAATTGCTGGGCGAAGAGAAGGCTCCGGAAAAAGAGTGCATCGACTATATTCAGCAGTCTTACGAGTAGAAGCTTACGAATAAGTGTTCGACTAATCTATCGAACTTTCCATAGATTAGCTGATTTCAACTAATTAGTTTTTCGAAGGAGGCTAAATATCCGTAAGAAATTTAAAGAGAGGTTCGCAGTAGTTGTAATAAGCGCAACCCTTTCCGTCCTCACTATCGGCACATTCGTCGAGGCAAAAAAGTACGACGAGCCTCCGCTAACCGTCCGAATGCACTCGGAAAGCTTTTCGGAGTTAGAGGCGGAAAAAGTTTCAGAATGGGATGACGGAGAATTAACCGCTTCCATTACAACGGTTGAAGAGGAAAAACAGGCGAAGAAAGAAGCGAAGAAAAAAGCGGAAGCAGAGGAGGCGAAAAAGCTTGAAGAAACTAGCGACGAGACTCGAGAATTGGATTCTGAAAATGTACGCGAAACTACACACGAAGTTGACGCTGACGGCGATATTAACGGACATGGAGAGGGAGGACAGGAAGCAGGCGCGCAAGAGGACGAAGGAGCTTCGGAGATACCGGAAGGAGAAGTCGTAGGTACGTTCGAAGCGACCGCATATATTGCCTTCTGCGATACAGGTTGTACCGGAGTAACCGCTTCGGGATACGACGTCAGTAGCACGATCTATTCACCGGAAGGGCTTCGCATAGTAGCGGCTGACCCGGGCGTACTTCCCCTAGGATCAACGGTAGAAATAAACAGTGGAGGAAATACGATTCAAGCGGTCGTGATGGATACCGGCGGAGATATTAACGGAAATAGACTTGACTTACTCGTTGGGTCAGAAGCAGAGGCTAGAGAATACGGAAGACAGAGTGTGGAGTTGCGTGTAATTGAGTAGTTACGTCTTTCCAAGAAAGCACGCTAAGTCCGATTATATGGAAGCGATATTTAAGACGCATATTGAGAATAAGAAAGGGGACGAAAAGAATATGACGAAAATTAGAATTACGAAGGTAACAGACGGTTGGTGGTCAAAGGGAAAGATTGGCGAAATATACAAAGTTCTTGAAGAGATTCCCTTCTATGAAGATGATAGTTTGCCGTATATTTCGGAGGCATACAAAGTTTATACCGAAGCGGGTCCTAAGTTTGTATTAAAAGATGATTGCGAAATTGTTTCCGCAGCAGAGGCGGAAACAGGAAAGATAGATGTGATTAAAAACTCTCCCGTAAAAGTTGGAGATTACGTCCGAATCAATAAATGCGAGGAGTGTTCGGAATCCGAAGGGAAGTACGGTACAGTAATACGCACAGGAACAGCAGCGGAAGCAGACTTTGACGTGGACATTCCGAGTAAAGTATATGGAGATTACACTTGGATAGACGCAGATTACGACGAATGGTCGGTATTTCCTAAAACGGATTCAGATCCAGACGCAGTTTCACACCCCTCGCATTATACCGCTGGAGAAATCGAAGTTATCGACATCATAGCGCAGACTGTTTCCGGTTACGACGACCCCTTCGTCGCTCACTGCGTAGGAACAGCTACGAAATACCTCAACCGCGCTCCCTACAAACACGACACTCCAACGGAAGACCTCAAAAAAGCGAAAGCCTACCTTGAATTTGCGATTAATCACCTTGATCAAGACTAAACCTAAAGCGTTCCAATGTATTGTTATAACAACTAAATAGTATTAGTGACGAAAATATAACGAAAGAGGGCGGTTATTTGACGGAAAGAACTCCTTTTAATTATGTCTCTTTATTTAGCGGAATTGGTGGATTTGAGCAAGCTTTAGATAAGCTTGGAGGTACTTGCGTACTAGCTTCCGAGATTGATAAATTTGCTAACCAAGCGTATGAAGTGTTGTACGGTGAATCAACAACCGGAGATATAACGGAAGTAGATGCGAAGGATGTTCCCGACCATGACTTGCTTGTGGGAGGGTTTCCTTGCCAGTCGTTCTCCGTAGCTGGAAATCGAGGCGGCTTTGACGATGCTAGAGGAACTTTATTCTTCGAGGTCGCGCGTATTGCTTCTCAAAAGCAACCTAGCGTATTGCTTTTAGAGAACGTAAAAGGCTTAGTTTCCCACGATAAAGGCAAAACGCTAGATACTATCGTTAAAACGTTGAATGACATCGGCTACCGAGTAGACTTCGAGATTCTTAATTCGAAATACTTCGGAGTTCCCCAGAATAGAGAGAGGATATTCATCGTAGCTGTCAGAGAGGACTTGGTCGAAAATGAGCCGTGGGAAATCGAAGGAACTACGATCATTCCGAAAGGGAAACGAAGGATTAGCGGATATGAGGACGTGAAGACGTTTAATTTTGATTTTCCTCAAAACGAAGAAGTTACGACAAGACTTCGGGATGTTTTACAGGATGCAAACGATGAAAAGTATTACTTGAGCGAAGAAAAGACAGCAAAATTGGTTGCGCAGTTAAAAGAGCTAACCCCCTCGGAATCAGTAGGGGTTGGATTACGCAAACAAGCGCAAGAGGTTACAAGATTAACGGATGAAAGCGGAACGCTAATGGCAAGAGATTATAAGGGATTCGGAAATCAAGAAATGACGGGTATTATTGAGCCGAAGACTGCCGAACAGACCACACAAGAAATCCGCCCCGTACTAACTCCCGACCGTCTATCTAAACGCCAAAATGGACGCCGCTTCAAAGAGGCTGACGAACCTTCCTTCACTTTAACCGCACAGGATCGCCATGGAATTGCAATCCGAGAAGCAACAAAAAAGGGGTACGCCGTAGCTTGCGAAGGCGACGCCGTAGCTTGCGAAGGCGACGCCGTAAATATCCAGTTTCCTAGCAGCAAAACCCGCAGAGGAAGGGTTGGTAAGCAAATGGCGCAAACTCTCGAAGCAAGCGGAATTAATCAAGGTGTTGTACAGCCGATTCCCTCCAAAAACCCACCACGCTACCGAATCCGCAAATTAACCCCTCTCGAATGTTTCCGTCTCCAAGGTTTTCCCGACTCCGCTCACCAAAAACTAGTAGACGCAGGAATCAGCGATAGTCAACGCTATAAAATGGCAGGAAATGCCGTAACAGTTAACGTAATTGAAGCGATTGGAACGAAATTACTTCCGCTTCTTGAACGAAAAGCGGAAAAGGAGGAATTATGCGTATGACAGCCGAACATAACCCAGAACAACAGCAAACGCCTTCATACCCGGAAGGCATGACCGAACGATACAACCGATGGGAAGCGCAATACAAGTCGATTATGGACGCAGACCTAGGCGCAATTGAAAGAGATAATCAGTTAAAGTCCAGCTTTATTAACTTCGTAACTGACGCTCTTTCTTCGCACGACTATAAAGAGGCTAGGACAATGTCATCCGACTACAGAGAGCTTATGTTTGACGTCAGTATCGAGATGAATAGGGAAATGCAAAAAGAACTCGACGAATTAGCCGAATCCTTTAAAGAGGTTGCGGAATTGCAAAGCTAACTAAGCGTCAGGAGCCTCGTAATCTTCAAGCTGGAATGCGTGCGCTCCCTTATAGCTTGCATAGTCTTTGCCAATGTAGTTAAAACGGATAGGTAAGTCATCTTCCGATAGCTTTGTATTTTGAACGAACTTCAACGACTTAGCATACGCCCGTTTGTCGAACTTGAAGGGTTTCACATCCGGCACTCTTACGACGTCCGGCTTCGCTGCGACTATTCGCTTATTAACAGCGTCATAGCCGATAATTAACTCGAAGTATCCGTCGGGTACGTTCATCAATTGCCTTGCTTCGGTCGAGACAAACAACCGCTTCTGCTTATCGACTGTGATAAACGCTCCTCGGGATACTTCGTTCGAAATCCACGTTATATTTTCTTTATTATCAGCTTTCGCCATACAAAACTCAATCCTTTCCTAAACGTTTATTTTAATTAAACCTATCGTAATTCAATCGCATCGACCCGTCAAGGCAACACGAACTATAAAAAGAACGAGCAAAAGGAGGAATTAAGTGCAACTAGAATTAAACTTCACAGATTTTTACGAAAAGAAAACGCAATTATTACTAGAGTTATACTTATCGCTAAAAGCGGAATACGAACGCTCTAACTCCGCAGAATTGTACGAATTACTAACCGATTTAAATAAGGCGCTGGGACAGGCGGATTTTACGGAGATACAACGAACTTGTATCCGCCTGTATTACGTAGAGGGACTCAGCCAGCAGGAGATTGCGAAAACAAGAGGCGTAGATAGGTCGACCATTAATCGCTCCCTTAAAGCCGCTTTGAAACGCCTTGCTGCTGTTTTTAAACGTTGGGAATACTGGACGGAAGGGGAGCTATCATTATGCTAGCGAATATAGATTTATATGGAGAACCGATTCCGCCTAATCAAGCATGGGCGACCGAAAAAATAGAGGAATTGGAAGAGGCTGCGCAGGAATATACGGTACAGGAGCGAATAGAAGAAGTCGAGAAGATTACGGAAGAATACTTTGCTATCTTCGGTATGAGAATGAACGGCAGCCTATTGTACCGCTTAACTAACGTCATATTAAGCGATGACCTCCGCAGCAAGCATAAAAAAGGCATCGACTTTTTGAGCGCATACCAACTCGCTCGCAGAAGAGAAGGCAGGCACGTCAGAAAGAGCGCATATAGGGCGAGAGAGGTTCCGTTAGGTCTAGCGAGTACCATAGCTACGAACGGAAGAAATTACCGAAGACCTATTCGGATTTACCGGAAATAAGAAGCGAAAATAAGCGAAAGAAAAACGCCTCCGTAATTGGAAGGCGTTTTCGCTATATTAGCTCACGTGCTATCCAATTTCCGATTTTTAGCGTCTCTGCTTCGCCAGCTTCGACCAGGTTATCGTACTTACCGAAAAGTTCTTCGTGCCTGGTTGCGATGTCTATTTCTTTCATTTCGGCATCTGCGTAAGTGATAATTAGCGCCCGCTTGACGTCTAAGTTGTGGAAGTGGTAACTCCGTCCAGCTTGCTCGTTTTCTACTTTAATCATGCGTGATGTTCCTTTCTACTTTGCGCTTCTTTTTTTCGCTACTCATATTCTACCACACTTTTAACGGTATCCAGTCGAAAAGTAATCTTAAATTTATCGCCTATCTGAACGTGATGCGGATAATCCTGTTTCGACAGGTAAATCGCAGTATGAGCCGGATCGTCGACGTTAGCTAGCCAGTATCCGTTCTCGTCAAATCGGTATACCTCCGCTACCACAGTCATATGCTTAGCTTCGAGTATCGCAGCGGTTGAGGGTACTTCGGGAACATCTGCCTGCACCTGTACGCCTCCTAATCCGGTTAGCGCACAGGCTCCGAGATAACCCGCAATAAATAGTGTTTTAAACATGATATTTCGTCTCCTTTCCTTAATTAACTTCGTGGTTATTTCTTATTATTATCTTTGCTGTTAATTACGAGAATTAAGACTGCCAGTGACGTTACAAAAGATGCGGTTGCTATAATGATCGTCATTTTGACTCCTCCTTAAATAAGTGATATATTGGAGGAAAGGAGCGCCAACTCCTTTCCGGGTATTACTTAGTACTCGGGTTGCTTATTAATCGTCCTTGTCTTTCGACTTGGTGAGTTTGTAAGCAACTAATGCGGTGATTAGCGAAGCACTTGCGGTTATCAGAGCGGCTAGTGCTTCTGCTATCTTACTTAAAGTATCTATCAATTTTTATCACCTCCCTTAACTTTCTAACTTAATTATACCATTAAATATTGATAAGTGCAATACTTTTATATATAAATATCAAACTTATTTTTCATCTGCTTTCTCAATGAACCTACCTATTAATTAGGGGATTGATCGAAAAAGGCTATTTTTCCCATCCTCAAATAAGACGATATTCAGCGATTTAAGCCGATTTTTCGGCTGTTATGCGAAAATACCTCGTTAACTACTCCGAGTATATAACCTCTAATCCGTTGGTACATAAGGGATTCCGCGATTGTTAAATTATAGGCGGTTAATCTACGAAAACTTTTTCTTCGATTATCGTCATTTTCCTTCGATTTCCTCTAAATTACTCCCTTTCGAAAAAAAGTTTAGGTTACCTATGCAACAAGGGGTTTTTTCGTAACCTAGTTAGTAAAGGGATAACGGAGGTATACGCGGATATGTCCGACAAGAATACATATCCTCGATAATATGTCCTCGTTATACATATCCGTTAATTACTTTTCGCTAATTACTTAATATACGTTATATAGCGTTAACTAAATATATTAGCAAGGCAAAGCCTTGCAGAAAGTCAATCAATTACATTGACTTTCTAAGTAGTATCTATTAAAACGTTATACTACGTATGTAAAAGATATATCGGTAAATACATAAAGAACGGATAATAAAGAGAACGTTATAAAACGGAAATAAATGGAAGCGCTAAAGAAGGCGCAAATAAAGCGTTAATACTCCGTACATATACGTAGGGAATAGCCGAGGTGTAAACCGAACATATACGTATAGTAGAACGCTAATATAAACGAAAATACTTCGAGTATATAATAAGGAAGAAACTCGGATTAAAAACGAATTGGATCGAAATGGAATCCGATTAGAACCGTTTGGCTTACGTTTACTGTTCGGGATACTTTCGAAATTGGATTAGAGCGAAAAAGGAACGGGATTGAGTTCGGGTTGAAACGGAATAGGTTCCGAATGGAGTCCGATTCAATTGCGTCAGGGGAGTTCGGTTAGGTTGCGTATGTACTCCGATATATACTCCGTTACACCAGCCTCAGCGTTCACGACGGACAGCCCTCGAAAATCCGCAGGCTACCGAACGAGAGTTCTTATTCGATTTCCAGTTCGCACATTATCCGTTTATACACTCGATGTATGTAAGGAAATAAATGGGAACGATAGGAAAGGCGTAAGAATGGCGTTAAACCAACGTTTAAGAGCGTTGCATAAAACGTGTGTATTCGGATAATATTTACGTCCTTACAAACGTTGTTTTATCAGCATTCCTTTCCGAGATTATTACGTAAAATCAACATTATCCGTAATGAACTCCGAATATAAATACACCGCTATACATTTCGGACTGGAAATGGAATTGTCAATAAACGGAAATGATAGCGCTTTCATTTTAAGGTGGAAGGGGCGGGGCGGTTGCGCAAATTTCTCGCTCCCCTGACGTACTCAATTTTCTTACAATATTTTAAATCCGCAACCTCTTCCGTTATATCTCTCGAATCCACTAAACGGAACGTAACGAATAATTTAACGGAAAGATAACGTACGCAATACGCTAATAAAGCGCATACATGCCCTTCTCAGACGTTTTAAGGTCGCGCAAGGGTTTTCGGTATTGCAAAGAAATAAAAACGCTTGCAAAGGCGTTTATTTGACGAATAAGGAGGCGAAATACATGGCGAATAAAGCACGATTTAAATTTGACGAAACTAAATTCCGACCTAAGCAACGCGAGGCAGCGTTAATGCTAGTCGAGCGAGAGTTTGCTCCGAAAGAGGAGCGCAAGTCTCTTCAACAAATCGCCGATGAACTCGGCATGTCCCGAATGGGCTTGTACAAGTGGGATAAGCACGACCCTAACTTTATCGCTTATAAGAATTACCTTGCTAGCGAAGTTATGGACTCGCATTTATCGCTAGTCTACTCGAAGTTAATCGAGGTAATCGAAAAGGACGGCAACACGAAGGGAATCGAGCTGTTCCTTAAACGTATTGGTGACCTCGATACGAAGTCGGAAATTTCCCTTACAGACAACCGAGGCGAAGAATCCTTCGAGGACAGAAAAACTGCGTTGTTAGAACGCTTAGGGCAAGGCGCAACAGGGTCCGAAGAATGAGGCGAAAGCTAAACGGTAAAAAAATCTGAAAGGCGTAATTACCCGAAAGGAGGCGAGGTAACTGGCGTATGTGAATGGAGAATGGCTTGACTACGAAGCGAGAGCGAATTACCTCGCCGACTTGGAAGAGGAAAAGGCGCTGCTTGTGAAACTGATCGAGCAAGGAAACGCAATTGAGGTCGACATAGTTCGGCTGGAATACGTACTGGACGAACTGGAGCGAGTAGGAAGAGTACATCGCGGAGAATATGATGTGCTTTATTTTACGTATCAGTATTTTTCTGCGGAAGACAATCCCGACAACGATTCGAACTTAATCCCTATCGGACAACATTACTTAAATGCTGCGGATTTCCACCGGGAGTTATGTTCGATCTTAGATTCGGTAACTAAAGGCGAAGTAGTTACGAACTTAGGCTATTCGGTAGGGAGGCGACATGCAAAGACCGCCTACCTATCTAACGCCTTCCTTTGCCATCAAGTCGTATATAGGCGTAAGAGGTATATCGTAGAAGTATCGGAAACAACCGATGTGGCTGGCGACTTTATCACATGGACACGTCACCAATTAAAATTTAACGGAAAGCTTCGCGATGACTTCGGCGAACTACTAAACCCCCGATCTACCATGAACGAACTCGACAATAAGTATGAATTCATCACGTCTTCTGGAACGAAAGTAACCGCAAAAGGCGTCGGAACCCAAATGAGAGGGTTACGCTATCTGTCTGTACGCCCTGACTTATTTATACTCGACGACCTTGAGTCCCAAGACAATACGAATACTCCCGAAATGCGCGCTAAGAACTTACACTGGTTCCGTGCTGAAATGCTCGAAGCGTTAGGATTCGGCGGAATGTGCATCTACATGGGAACGATAGTACATTACGATTCCCTACTTAACCACGTAATTAATAAGCGGAAGGACTTTACCTCGCGCAAGTTTCCCGCTATTTTGTCGTGGGCTGACAACGAGCAGTTATGGGAAGAATGGCGCTCCATATATAACGCCGATGACCCAAACGCCAAAGCAAATGCCGATGCCTTTTACGAAGCGAATAAAGCTGAACTGAACGCTGGAACATCTGTATTATGGGACGAAATGTACTCGTACAAATACTTTATGGAAAAGCGCGAGGAAATGGGCGCGAGAGCTTTTAATCAAGAATACCTCGGAAATCCAGTTGATGAAGAATCGCAGATATTTAACCCCGAGAATTTTCGATTTTTTGACGAAGAGGATCTCGAAAATGAGCAGTTAACTTATTACGCTGCGATTGACTTAGCGATGGGAAAATCGGCGAGGGGCGACTATTCAGCGATTATTACCTTAGCGAAAAAGCCGGACTCGCAAGTCGTTTATGTGGTTGACGCTTACCTAGCGAAAATAAAGCCTGACGAATTCATGCAGGAAATAATAAAGCGCACCTTTCATTATCAATACGAAGCTCTAGCGGTAGAATCGCAGCAATTCCAGGAATGGTTTTCGGATAAGCTTGGCGAGGAATTACAAGCGCGAGGATACCCCGCACATACTCGCTTAAAGCAAGTTAAGCAGAAAATGCGAAAGGAATTGCGGATAGAGGCGCTTGAGCCGGAAATAAACGCCGGTAGAATTCGCTTTAAGCGGGAGCAGCGGCTATTACTCGAAATGCTCGAACTGTTCCCGAACCACAACCATGATGACGGACCTGACGCATTAGCTGACGCTTATAAAATTGCGAAAGAAACTGGCGGGAAAGTCCGTACAGTAAAACGAATGAATCGCTGGAGATAACCTAGCAGAAAGGAGGCGATCACACTTGACAAAAAGTAGATTACGAGGAATTGGCTTAGATTACAATATTATGACTGCCGAAGATATGGACGAATTACTATTTACCCCGTTTAGGCAGGCGTTGGGAGAACGTACCTGGCAGCGAATCCAAACGCAACTCGACAACTACGAATATTACACCGGTAAGCAACACCGAAATGAGTATGGTCAACTTGTAAAAGCGGAAGACGTACCACGCCCGCCAGGCATAGATTACGACCCCACGCGATATGCAACGAATTATTTTAAAGCAATAGTCGATAGAAAAGCGCGCTGGCAAATGGGTGCAAAGCACGGTATCAAAGTGCCTCGCAAGCAGATTGACGAAGTAGAGCAGACCTTACTTGAGGGCTACGTCCCATCTGACGCTCAAAAATCCGAAAATAAGCGAGCAGAAGATTATGAGCGCCTGCTGTACAAAATTTGGGAAGAAAACCGAATGCGAACGAAGCTGTTACAAGCTGCACGCGATCGATTAATCGCAGATAGAGTCGTTTGTAAGATTGCGTTTCACCAACGTACTGGAAAGATTCGATGGATATTTCGCCCAGATACCGAATATATCCCAATTTATTCCGAGGACGATTTCGAAGACTTAATCGGAGCGAATTTAGTTAAACGAGTAAAGCACGAATATAAAGGTGAAGAAGTAGACGCAATTGAAATCGAAAGTTACCGACTAATTAATGACGAAGCTTATTTGAAAGTCGCATTATACCGCGAATCAGACCTCGAGTTAATTAAAACCATCCAAAAAGAGGCTTCATTAGGGATCGACTTTATCCCTCTTCAAGAATTCTCCGTTTCTGAATTGATTTCCGAAACTCTAGGCGAATCCGAAATCGCTGCTCTACGAGAACAGAACGATGTCCTTAACCAAATGAATGAGGACGCAATAGATTCGATGAAATTCGAAATGTTTCCGATGACGGTCGTTACAAATGCAACGCAAGGAGCTTCGGACTCAATCGCAATAGCTCCGGGGTCACTTGCCGAAATTAGCAGCGCAAGTGATACAAAATCGGCTGACATGAAAAAAGTAGAAAGCCGTTTCCAGTGGCGCGAAGCCTTTAAAGATCAATATATGCGTGTAAAAGGCGCAATGCACGAGATTAGCGGATTGCCGCAAGTTGTTCCGCAAGAACTTAATTTCGGAGGACTTAACGGAGAAGCGTTTCAGGTGCTTTTCCACGACATCATAACCGACACCGAAGAGCATTGGCTTTCGTGGGGGTACAATCTATCAGAGCTGCATGAGAAAACGATTAAATACTTACAGGCTCGCTTAGACAGTCCGAAGTTTGCTTACGACAAATCCGTCGTTAAGGGAATCGGAGACAATTACGAAAATGAAATGCGATTTGTGCTTCCGTTGCCGGATAACCGAAAAGAGCTTGTCGAATTACTCGATATGGAAACTGCCGCAGGCTTTGAAAGTATTAGAGGCGCAATGGAACGCTTAGGCGAAGAGAACGTACAAGCGAAAGTACAGGAAATCGAAGCGGAGCGAAGTCGTAGGCGCTTAAGTAGCGCAGCAAGTTACGGGGATAGCGACGTTAACGAGGATCAATTCGGAGAGGAGGTCGAGGAAGAAGATGGCTAAGCCTTATTTATCGAAAGAACCTTATCACGTAGTTATTAACGGAAGTGGAGAAGGAGGTGGCGGAAGTAGCATGAGATTTATTCCGGGCGAAGGAGAACCGGGCGCAGATATTGGCGCTCCGGGAGACGTTTATCTTGATACGGATAGCGGTGATCTCTATACGAATAAAAACGGAACGTGGGCGCTTGAGCTTAATTTAAAGGGACCGCAAGGCGACGAAGGTCCGAAAGGTGATCCCGGGGAAGATGGCGCAACCGGTGCAGACGGGAATGACGGCTCCGATGGAGCAGACGGATTTCCTACCGAATCACAATGGGATGCTTTAGTCGCAAGAGTCGAAGCGCTAGAAAGCGCTGAATAGTCAATATACGAAAATAATACTTCGCCGACGAGGCGTAAAAACGGAGGTAATTTAGATGCCAGTAGAAGAACAGAACGAGCAGAAACAAAATCCCGAAGAACAACAAGGAACGCAAGGACAGGCGCAAGCAGAATCGGAAAAGGGAGAAACGTCTACGGAGACGGAAACTCCGAAAGAAAAAATCCCTTACGACCGATTTAAAGAGAAGGTTGACGAGGTTAACGAGTTAAAGGCGGAAATTGAAGCCTTTAAGCAGAAGCAACAAGCGGAGGAAACAGAGGAGCTAAAAGAGCAGAACGAGTATAAAACACTGTATGAGCAGGCGTTACAGACTATCGAATCTCAGAAGGCAGAAGCAGCGGAAGCGAAGAAAAAATCGTTACTTACTCAAGCTGGCTATACCGAGGAGCAAGTCGCTATCTTATCGCAAAATGTTTCCGGTGATACCGACGAAGATTTGAAGAAATCTGTCGAGGATTTGAAACAAATTGTCCCTCCGAAGAAAGAGTACGTCGACCCTCCTCTCGGAAACACCGAGCGAGATAAGCCTACTCCTACGGACAAGGACGAAATTGGCAAAAAGGTATTCGAACGAATCAAAGGAAAGATTTTTTAAGCGGGAGATATTCCGCAAAAACAAACTAAAAGGAGCGATTTATTAATGGCATATGGTCCAATTTTTAAACAGGTCGGATTTTCCGGCGGAAAGAATATTTTAGCGAGTGAGCATCTTCAGTACATCGAAGGAGGAGCCACTTTAGATTACACAAAATTTGCCACAGGATTTAACGAAGTCGGGCAGATTATCGCACGTAACTTATCGACAGGCAAGTTTGAGCCTTTCGAAACTGGCGAAGACGCACCTGAATACGACAATCATGCAGTACTTAACGAGGACTTTATTAATGATGCAGAGCAGGACTTAATCGTCGGAGAAGTTATCGTACGTGGATCAGTCTACGAAGAGAAGCTTCCGCAGTCAGTACCGGACGCATTTAAAGAAGCAAATCCGATGATCAGATACGTTAAGCACGTTTAACTTAACGCTTATTTGTCGTGGATAAAAATGAAAGCGATTACAAAACAAAACTAGGAGGAATTTATAAATGGCGGGAATTACGCATATCACAGAATTAAAGCCCGAAGCATTGGGCGCATTAGCTCGCGAGGTTGATCGCGCAGCATTAGAAACACAGGACGATTTAGTAGGTTTTATGCCTGACGAACAAATTTACGATTTAGAATTCGCAGCTAATATCGTTAAAACTACATCGCAAATGGGTGCAATGATTGGGTTCGGCGCAGAGCCTCCAATCCGTGACCGTGATCAAGTTGCGAAACACTTGGGCGAAGTTGCTAAGTTTGGCTGGAAGGACATTATTACCGAAAATGAGCTTTTAAAGCTGCATAACCCACGGAATGATCAAGAGTTTAAAGCGTTAGTAGATGCAATCTCGACGAACGGCGCGAAGATGGTAAAAGAGACTCGCGACCGTATCAACGTTTCCAAGTTGCAAGCTATCGGAACAGGGAAGGTTACTTACAACGATAACAACGTTAAGTTAGAAATCGACTTTACTGATTACATTCCAGACGAGCATAAAGTCGTTTTAACAGGCGATAACACCTGGGCTAACCCAGATCACGATGTTATTGGCGATTTAATCGAGTATAGCAATCAGTACGAAGAGACTAACGGAAAGAAAGCAGATGCGATTTACCTAACTCGTAAAGTGCAAGCGTTGTTACTTAAAAACGCTGTAATCGTTGGTGAAGCAACCGGCTCTAATAGTGGCAGAACTAGAGTTAATAACGACGAGCTTAACTCCGTTTTAGGTGCTTACGGATTGCCGCCAGTACGTTTAGTCAAAAAGACTAGTGCAACTGTTAAGAACGCACTTACTGGAGCTACGGAAACTATCGAGCTTTTCCCAGAGAACAGAGTCGTATTCGTTTCTTCTGGCGTAGGTACTTTCAAGTTGGGACCTACCGTAGAAAACAACTTCCAGCCTGGAATCGTGCTTCAAGCGAAGGATAAGGACGAACCTATCCAGTCTATCTTACGTACGGCTGCATCCGGATTCCCTGTTATCGAAAATCCTGGTTTGCTATTATACGCTGACGTACTAGAGGCGTAATTATGGCGAAGGTCTATCGAGTTAAGACTAAAGCGGTATTTAACGGAGAGCCGGTCGGTACAACGTTAGAGATGGACGAAACTCTAGCGTCAAAGTATGAGGCTCTTAAGTACCTCGAAATTATCGAAGAGGTTAAGCCGAAGCGAAAGCCGGCGCAGAAAAAGCCTGCGCAAGCAAAAGGGAAACAGGTGGAAGCAACGACGGAAGCCAAACCGAAGGAGTAAAGGAGGGAGCGCTATGAAACTGACGGCGCAAGAATTAACGGATCGTTTGTTAAGGCGATTTAAAGGCGTTCCAGGCTTCGAAGAGGCGGACGCAAGTGACCTGGTTAAAGACGCTATGCAAGCGCACGACTATGCGCCGGAGGATAGCGTTTTTTCCGAAGACATAAACCTCGTAATGTTATACGCACAGGTTCAGGCAGCTTGGCAGGTAGCTTTTTCCGTCGCCCACTACTTTAAATTTACGGACGGTGAGGAATCGGTCGATAAGTCAATGATTTCGGATAATTACCGAAAATTAGCGAACGACTTACAATCCGATTATGACGAGGAAAAGGATAGGCAGCGTAAAGCAAGTTTTCGAATCATGAAGCGAATTGACCGCCCATTAACTACGCCTCCTACAGGAGAAAGTAGGAGGGGATTTCCTTGGCGGAAATACTAACGACCCAAGCGGAACTAGACGAGGTATTCAAACGATTAGAACGAGACTATGGCGCATTAAGTAAAAAACAACAGGCGTATGCAGTACGTGAAATCGGGAGAATACGAGCAGAGATAGCGGATATGTTAGCAGACTTTGCGGGAGAAGATGGTCTTATCAAACGGCAACGGCTAGGGCGAGTCTTAAGAGACTTGGACGCCATAGAAGCCTCCATGCGCAAGACTGGCGTAGATTCCCTCGAAAGTATTATCAAAGAGTCGAGCGAGTGGACAACTGCGCAACTTGCCGGAGCGATTGGCGTAGGTTCTTCCGTCCAAATCGGAGTTAATCGGCATGTTTTCGACTACATGGTTAAACGGTTCGAATCCGATGGTCTTGTTCTATCCGATCGAGTTTGGGGAATGTCCGGAGAGATTCGGGATTCCTTAGCTTCTGTTCTTCGCTCAAGCATTATTAAAGGCGAAGGAATTAGCGCCATGATTTCGAAAATTAGGCGTGTTTTTAACGCCGAAACTTGGAAGATTAATCGGCTCGCCAGGACGGAATCTGTTACGGCTAAGCGAGCAGCAACGAGTTATAACGCCCAGGAATCTGACATCGTTAAATGGGTGCGGCTGCACGAAGGTAATTGCGGAAGAAGCGATCACCACGAGCATAAATGCCATGAATTGGCGCATCTTGATAGATACAAACAAGGTAAGGGCATTTTTAAGCCGACAGATACAGATATATGGCTCCCCCACCCGAATTGTACTTCTTGGATTTCTTACGTGTTAGACGAGAGGTGGTTATAAGATGCTAACGGAACAAGACCTCGAATTTATGGCGGATAGCCAAGACGAAATTTACGTTTTAAGATATCGTCCAATCACCGTTTCTTATACCGAAAAACAGTATGACGAAATTACGGAAGAAGTCATCGGAGAGCGTGAGGTATCCACTGAAATTAAAGCGGTTGTAACGGAAATCTCCGAAGAGACTCGCACTATTACCAGTGGTATTGCTTACGAATCCGGTGACGCTAAGTTCGACGTTAAACTGGCGGATTTAGGGGAAGTCGGAGCAAAAATAGAACGGATTTCTTACGATGATAATACCTACGAAATACTTGGCAGCAATAAAAAAGGCATCGGCAGGCGGAACAGAATCGAATTTATAGGGCGGGTGATAACGTGAGTGGATTTAAAGTTACCGTTGAGGGATTAGACAAAGTAATGAATGATTTTTCCGACAAGGGGCGTCGGGCGCAAGACAGAGCGGATAAAGTTACAGAAACTTATACTCGCAAAATGGCGAATGAGGCGTCCGGAAATGCGCCGGTCAAGACTGGGGATTTACGCGCAGACATTGCTGCAAGCCCTAAACGTTTAGGAAAAGCGTCCTGGCAGTACGGAAGCACCTTAGACTACGCAGAAATACAAGAATTTACTCACCGGTCGAAAAAGGGGTTTATCCGTAAGTCCATATGGGACAACGAATCAGACTACCAACGATCGATTAAACGGGAGATAAAACGATAATGACTCGCATACATCAGCACGGACTTAATCGCTCCCTCCTCTTACATCTACGAGATAGGCTCCCCGACGCAAAGGTCGACCTCCACTATGATGGCTACGAAATTCCCGAATCACCCCGTCCCCTTGTTATCATCGAACAAATGCCTAGCCATCACGAAATTATAAGCAAGCAGCGCGAAGGTATCCAAGCAATCTACCGATACCAAATTGCGCTAATAGATTTAAACAGCGTAAATTTATCGGTCAATCAGGAAAGGTTAACGGACATTTTCCATTTCGATAAATTTACGTTTTACGACACCTTAAGAGACTCCCGACAGACGGGGTCTTTTTTGTGTGATTTAACCGGAGTTACTCCGATACACCCGGAAGATAAATCGGAAAAATCAAGCTATCATCGAGTCTATTTTGATATTGAGATAGCAACTTTAAAAAGGAGTGGAAGTTAATGGCAGTAGGCGAAATCTACAAGGGCGAAGAGTTTATCTACCTTGTTGAACTTAAAAATGGCAATGGAACAACCTTAGTACGCCCGTTTGACCAAACAGGCGGAGGCACATCGCTAGAAACTGACGAAATTGAAATCGACACGAAGGATCGGTCGGGAAGTTCTCATGGAAAAGTTACGGAATCTATTTCGTTGGAAGGAAACATTACCGAAGGAGATCCGTTTCCTAAAGCTATGAAAAAGATGATTCGCGCTAAGGAGTACGTGAAAATCTACGAGATTGATACGCGAACTAACGAAGGTGAATACGGAATGTATATGGTATCTTCGTTTGACCTCGAGCATGAAAACGGAGATAACTCTACTTATTCGCTAGAAGGAACGCTATTCGGGACGACGAAAGAGGTTAAGCTCGACGAACTTCCGGAAGGCGCTCCGCCTTTAGAAGGAATGGAAGACGACGAAAACGACGACGGCAACGAAACTCCCTAGCGACCCGCCCGCAATCGGCGAGGCGGAAATCGGAAAGGATTTTACAGTTGGATAGAGCCTTAACGAAGGGAGGAGCTATATTATGGCGTCAAAAGAAGAGCTGAAAGAGAAATTTAGCACTGGAAAAGTACCGACAGAAGACGACTTTTCGGAGTTGATTGACGGAGTAGAAGGCGAAAAAGGTCCACAAGGAGATCCCGGACCTGCTGGTAGCGATGGCTCTGACGGTGAAGACGGAAAAGACGGCTTCGGAACAGAATCTCAATATAACGACATTATCGAACGGTTGGTAAAGATTGAAGAAATAGTTCTCACCGAAGGAGAGAGCGAATAACACGGCGGGCTTAGGCTCGCCTTTATTTTAGGAGGAATTTATAAATGGCAAATTTCGAAATTGAGGGCAAGGAATACGAACTCAAACTTAATTATAAAGCGATTCAATACTTAAATAAAACTCAAGAGGGCGGCTCTTACGGGCTAATAGGTAAAGCGATTCAAGGCGACTTCGAAACGTTCCCTCATATCGTCCACGCAGGCTTATTCCACACGGACGAAAAAATCCCGTTGAAAAAAGTCGAGGCAGAAATCGAAAAACTAATCTCCGAAGAAAAGCTTTCGCTTGAGGATATTATGCGGATTTGCGATGAGGTTGTAACGCAGAGTTTTTTCTATCGAGCGACGGTACAGAAGATGATCAAGCAGAATCCGGAACTAGGGAAAGCACTCGAACAGTTGAGGGGCTAGGCGAGCTTGACGAGGTCGAGCAAGCTATCTTCGACGGACGGAGATACCTCGGCTTATCGTCTCCGCAAGTCTTATCGTTGACACCGCGCGAGTTTGCGATAGAGATGCGGGCTAATGTCGAGCGTATTTACGACGAATATGAACGGATGGCTATTATGGCGATGATGAACCGTCAAGGTTACCACGCTAAAAAGCTTAAGCAAAAAGACCTCTTTAAGCGCCCGACTGCCGAAGATGCAGCGAAACAAAAGGCGGATGATCAGGTCGACAAGAAAGAGAAAATTACCGAGTGGATGTCGCGAATCAAGCAATTTCAGAATGCGGATATAGGCGCATAGTTAGACCCTAAGGCTCGGAGAAAGGAGGAAACTATTGCACGATATTTTAGTAAAAGTTGGCGCTGATATATCTAATTTTACGAAGGGTATGTCAGATGCTGCTAAGCAGGCGGGAAAGATGGGCGGAGCAGTGGAAAAAGGTACGTTGACGATTGGTAAGCTTGTCGCAGCAGTTGGCGGAATTAAACTCCTTTCTGCTGGGTTTAACATGGTAAAAGACTCGATATCTCAAGCGTTTCGACGGATTGACACGATGGAGCAGTTTGATCGAGTCATGACAACGATGACTGGTTCGTCTAAAAAGGCTGCGCAAGTACTCGACACTGTTAACGATACCGTAGTCGGAACTGCATACGGGCTTGATGTCGCGGCTAAATCTACGCAGAATTTCGTAACGTCTGGAATGGACGTAGATAAAGCAACGGACTCAATCGGAGCATGGGGCGATGCGGTCGCGTTCTATGGCGATGGAAGTAACGAACAATTTGGACGAGTAACTGACGCCCTATCGAAAATGACGTCCAAAGGAACTGTCCAAATGGATAGGATGAATCAGCTCACCGAAGCGGGAATACCCGCAATGCAGATTTATGCTGATGCTACCGGACAGTCCGTGGAACAAGTAGCCGATACAATGGCAGAAGGTGCGCTCGATGCCGATGAATTTATAACGGTAATGAACGACGCTCTTAAAAACGGAACGGAGAACTTCGAAGGAATCGGGGGAGCTGCGAAAGAAGCCGGAGCATCTTGGGGAGCAGCCTTTGACAATATGAAGGCGGCTGTAGCGCGTGGAGTGACGAGTATAATCGAGTCTATTGACGAAATGCTGACGAATAACGGTCTTCCTACTATGCGGGATCTGGTAGCCGAGTTCGGTAGCTTTTTCGAGGACACTTTGAAGAAAATTGCCGAAGCTATTCCGAATGTTATCAGCGCAATTGACGGTTGGAGAGACGCACTAAAACCAATCGCTCCGCTTATTATTGGAGTGGCTACTGCTTTAGGGATTTTACTTGCAGCATCGGCTATACTCGGGACAGTTCGAGGGCTAATCTCCGGGTTAACTGGGGCGGTCGCGTTATTAGGTCGATCGTTCGGACTTGCTACTGCACCTATGTTCGTTGTTATAGCGGTCTTAGCGTTGGTAGGCGCAGCAGTCTATCAACTATGGCAGACTAACGAAGAATTTCGCAATAACGTACAAATTATATGGGAACATGTTCAGCAGATTTTTTCGATAGTTCTCGAGACTATTTCGGGCGCAATAGTCGCCTTTATCGGCGTACTAATGGAATTAATTGTCGCAATGATGCCGGTTGTATCTTACGTAGCGGAAGTAGTTGCGTCATTTTTAGGTTGGATTGTCACGATGATGGAGACGCACTCCTGGGTAGCGAATTTAGTATCTATTGCAGTGGTGCTTTTCGGAGCGTTGGCTGTGGGTATTCCGGTTATTGCCGGCATAGTAAAAGTCTTTACGATGGTATGGACGGTGTTAAAGACCGTATGGACTGTTGTAACTTTTGTCGCTAAAGTATTCCGTATTTTATTTACGGTAGTACGTATTGCAGCGGCAGTATTCGCATTTTTCACGAGTCCATTAGGGCTAATAATCGCCGGAGCTACAGCAGTCGGTGGAGTTATTGTTTGGCTAGGCGGACATTTCGAATGGATTGGAAATATTGTCGATTCAGTTACAGGATGGATGTCCGATGCTTGGAGCGGTTTTCTAGGATGGCTCGGATTCGAGACGGAAAAAACCGCAGTATCAGCCGGAGATAGTATCACAGGATTAGCGACCACTACAGCCCAAGCTACGACCGAAGCTGCACAATCAGCCGAAACAAATATAGGTGGCATGCATAATAACGTTAATTCCCATTTTGACGGAATGAGTCAATACGGAGTAGGTCAGATGCAGTATTTAAATATGGCTGGTTCACAAGAACTGTCCGGATTAAATACATCAGGCTCTGGTTACGTGAGTGCTTTATCCACTGCTGCACAATCTAATATGTCTGATATGTCATCTAGTTCTATAGATTCGGTTTCGACCATGAATTCCGATATATCTGCGATGATGTCTGAACTAGAATCGAATGGTTCGATAGACATTGCGAGCTTAAACTCTAGCGTTACGAGCGACATGGGAAATATGTCAAGTATGTCAATGGCGGAGATTCAAGCGTTAGCATCGTCTGGTAGTGCGGACTTTAGCGGCTTAGAATCCGATATGACTTCGAGTGCATCGAACATGCAGTCAGAGGTCGAGTCAAGCTTTTCCGGAATGTCTTCGACTATCGAGTCGGAAATGTCGAAAATCGAAAGTACAGCTTCGTCATCTCTATCCGGACTCGCTTCGAATTTTAGCTCAAGTATGTCCGATATATCCAGCGCTATTAAATCGGGAATGCAGGAAGTTTCGTCATCTATTCAATCCGGAATGAAATCGGTTACTTTATCAGCAATAGCGGGGATGGTTGCAACAAATACAGCTATTGCAACAGGGACAGTCCGAATGAATACGACGGTTAGTCAAGGCGTCTCAAAGATGCTTAAAGCTTATACGCAAGGATTTACTCGGATTAACCGAGCAACAAGCTCGAACATGACTCGGATAGTTAGCACATCTCGAAACGGAATGAACTCCGTTACTTCTACGTTCTCTAGCGGTATGAGCCGAAATGCTAGTATTTCTCAAAGCGCAGGAAATCGAATCGTTTCTATCTTTAACCGCCTTAACGGGCAGTTAAGAAGCGCTGGGGCTAACGCTATGGCGGGGCTGCAATCGGGGTTAAATTCTCGTTCGGGAAGTGTAATGGCTACGGCTCGTAGAATCGCCAATAACGTCGCGTCTACGATGCGTAAAGCGTTAAAAGTACATTCTCCGTCCCGTATTACAAGGGCTATCGGAGGATTCACCGGAGATGGTTTAGAAATAGGATTAATTCGGTCACAAAGCGCTGTGCTTAAAGCGGCGAATGGACTAGCGGAAGCGGCAAAGCCAAATGTCGATATGTCTTACGCAACTCCTGACGGAGCATACGGCTCGTTGTCCTCTGCGGTTAGTGGAGCGGTATCAGTTAATACGCAAGGCAGAGACAGAGCGCTGATTGCTTCCATCGACGGTATACGTCGGGAAATAGCGCAGATGCAGATGGAAATGGACGGACAGGTAGTCGGAAGAATGGTAGAGCCGGGAGTATCCCGAAAGCAAAGTAGAGACAATAGCCGGAGAAAACGATACCCGAACGGAAGAGGAGGAGTTATTACGACATGATTATAAACGGAGAGAAATTAGAGCGAGTAGAAGTATCAAGCTCTTTCGCACGTAGTCCGGTAAAGTTTGCGTATGAAACCTCTTCCCGAAGTTCTGGAGGCGTTCGGCTGGGGAGCTTAAGACTAGATGCCGAAGAGGTTTCGATTCCCATAACGCTCTATAAAGAAAAGGGCGAAACATGGGACGATGTGATCGAGGAATTAACTTCGGTTCTTTATACGGAGGAATTCGTTCGAATCTCCTTTTCTCATGGCAACCATAGTCGTTATTACAAGGCGAAAGTAATTGCGTTAGAAATAACGGAAGAATACTATCACAACGCTTATGGAAATGTCGTCATAGCTTTCGACGACCAGCGAATGTTTGGCGAGGAAAAGACAATTGAAGTGTCTACGGAAAATACTTTGCACGTAATAACCGGACAGGATAAAACACCGTGGGAGATTTCGCTCAGGTTTAGTGAGAATACGGATAAATTCGAATTAACTACGAATTCCGGTTTATATCTTCTTTTAGGTTACGAGTTTATTGAGGGCGATAGCTTAACCATTAAGTACGAAGGGCGTGAGGTTCTCTTAAACGGACGGGACTTACGCCATTCTATTCGCCTGAAATCTAACTTCGAATATTTGTATCCGGGAAAGGTTACGGTCAGCGCTTCGCACAATTGCGAAATGAAATATGATGAACGCTATTATTAGAGAAAGGAGGAAACTTGTGGAATTATATATTTTTAGTCAAGACGAACAACCTCTAACGGTACTTTCCGAAGATACCGGACTTATCGACACTCACTACCGTATCGAAATTAACGGAATCCCCGACGAACCCTTCATTTTCTCCGTAGAAGCCGATAATCCCACCGCAGCCTACGTAAAAGAAGAGAATAAAGTCATCTTTCGCGACCATGAAGGCGATTGGCGCTTAATGGCTATCCGTGAAGTTGACGACAGTAATGACTTATATGGCCCGATTACACTCGCAACTTGTGAGCCAGTTTCTATCGCAGAATTAAACGACAATATAATAGAAGAGAGACGATTCTCCGAACAGCCTGCGGAGGTTGCTTTAGGGGCTGCCTTGAACGGAACGAGATGGCAGGCGGACGTTGAATCTGAACTAGGTAACGCATCCTCCAGCTTTTACTACTTAACGAGTACGGAAGCGGTTTGGAAAATCCTTGACGTTTGGGGAGGCGAATTTAAGGACGTTGTCGAGTTTGACGAGGAAACTAACGAAATTAAAGGCTGTTACATTAAGCTTATTCAACGTCACGGGAGCGAGCATGGACAACGTTTCGAAATCGACAACAATACGACGGAGATTGGTCGGACTGTATTGTCGTATCCGAAAACGGCACTCTACGGAAGAGGGGCGAGCTTAGAGGTCGAGGACGAGGATGGCGAACATACCGGAGGGTATACGCGTTACATCGACTTTGCCGACGTGGAATGGTCGGTTAAGAACGGCGACCCCGTCGACAAGCCGAAAGGGCAAAAATGGGTAGGCGACCCAGAAGCTTTAAAAGCCTACGGATATGAGGGCGGAGACAAACATCGCTTCGGCATCTTTTCGAACCAAGATTACGAAGACGAAGAATTACTCCTATATGCGACATGGGAGGCGCTAAAGAAGGCGAAGAATCCCGAAGTTAACTATCGCTTAGAGGTCGACTTATTTGACGAAAAAGTCAGCTTAGGAGACACCTGCCAGGCTATTGATCGCAAGTTTGCTCGACCTATCGAAATACAAGCTAGAGTAATTGCGATGGAATACGACTTAATGGATATCGAGGGGACTATGGTTGTCGAAATGGGACAATTTTTAGACCTCGGAGACAATCGCCTTGATGACCTCGAAAGGGAAGTCGAGGGCATTAAGAATAATCCTCCGTCAGCTATTATCGACGAAGATAGTTACCCTAATGTTAAGCCTCGAACACCTATTAACTTAGAGGCTCACGGTGGTATCGAAATTATTCAAGTCTATTGGGAGTACGATTATGACCAATTCCTTTACTTTAAGCACTACGAAGTATACGGAAGTCGTACGGAGGATTTCGTGCCAGATACGCAGCATCTTTTATGGCGTGGCGATGTTAGTTCCTTTGCTCATAACGTTGGGACTGATGAGGTCTGGTACTACCGTGTGAGAGCAGTCAATTACCACGGAACCCCGTCCGATTGGAGCGATCAAGTTAGGGGAGCTACGCAACGAGTTATTAGCGATGACATATTGTTTGGTGAAGATATTGCGGAAGAATTGCGGGAGCTTTCGAAAACATCGAAATTACTAGCTGATGGAACAATCGACTTAAGTACAATCGGCGACGATGTTAAATCCGAGATAAACACCGCAAAAAACCAAGCAGGCGAAGCGGTCGAGAAAGCGAATCTCGCTACAAGTAACGCAAATGAAGCTATCGAGGAAGCGCAAGGAGCTTTTGATGAAGCACAATCGGCTATAACTAAAGCAGATAGCGCATTTAATATGGCTGATGCTCTTAGCACAGTAGTTGATAAAAATACAGGAGATATATCTTCCGTCACTCAAATTGCCCAGGGCTTGCAAACAAAGGTATCAGATGCCGAGGGTAATATTAGTATCTTACAGCAAACCGCAAATAGTTTTGGGACACGTATTGGAAATGCAGAAAGTAATATCAGTACTCTTACTCAAACTGCGCAAGGGTTACAGACTACTGTTAAAAGTGTAAGGGATGATTTAGACGGACTAGAATACGAAAATCGAAATTTAATTATTCGCTCTACTGAAACTGAAAATACTTTTATTGATCTAGAGGGAGGATTGGTAGTCAGTTCATACCGTTCAACCAGTGATTATATAAATGTCGTGCCGAATTCTGATTATATGTTTAGCAAGTCTGATTCGGAAATTGATTATAATGATTCCGGCTTTTTTAGGTGGGCATGGTATGACGAAAATAAAAATTATATTTCAAGAGCAGCTAATTCCAGTAATGAGTTCATGTGGTCTGTTCCTGATGATGCCTACTTTGTAAGAATATCTTATCCAAAAGATTGTTACCCAAAATATGAAAAAGGAAATAAAGCCACCGATTGGTCGCCTGCACCCGAAGATATGGCAACTCAATCGCAAATTACGCAGTTATCCGATGTTATCAGCTCTAAAATAACTAAAGGGCAAGCCGACGGATGGTACGCCTCTCAATCTCAATTGACTCAGACTGCAAGTAGCTTACAGAGTACGATTAAAGGTGTACGTGATGATTTAGAGGGTTTAGAAGTAGGCGGAGCGAACCTTGCTGGTTTAGATGATTTTTACGCATGGACAGCCTCTTCTTACTCAAGAAATGAGTATGTAGTTACTATTGATACAGGAAATGCAGACCGCGGAGGAGTGCGTATAAGAAGCCGAATTTTTGAGGAAGGTAAAAACTATGTGCTTTCATTTAAAATTAAAAAACTGTCAGGAGATATTGAAAGAATAGCTGGTCATTGTGAGGGTTTTGATTCTGAATCGGTTTTTATAGATGGAGAGCAAATAGGTACAGCTTGGATGACTCCAAACCCTTTTCCAAATAATGATGAAACTCACCAAATTGAAGTGCATCTGGAATATAACGGAGATACTACTAACAACGATTTATATATTCAACCTAACCGAAGTGGGTATGAGCTGCCTTACGCTTGTGAAATATGGGATATACAAGTTGAACAAGGTACAAAAGCCACTGCTTGGAATCCGTCTTATAAAGATTTAGCGACTCAATCACAAATAAGTCAGCTGTCCGATAATATAAACTTACGTGTCGAAAAGGGAGACGTCGTTAATCAGATAAACGTAGACACTAGCGGAGTACTTATCTCCGGTCAGAAAATCCGCATCACCGGACAGACTACGATAGACGACGGTGTAATTAAAAGTGCGACTATTGCAGATGCTGCGATATCAAGCGCTAAAATCGCTAAGCTTGCTGTAGGCACTGCCGCAATATCCGACGCAGCTATAACGAGATCTAAGCTAGAAAAAGCTGTTATCGGAACAGCCCAAATCGAAGACGGGGCGATCACGAATGCTAAAATAGGTCGCGCAACGATTGATACAGCCAAAATCGCAGATGGGGCGATTACTAACGCCAAAATTGCCGATTTGAGTGCCGATAAAATAAAGACTGGTACTTTACTAGGTATCGACGTTATAAGTAGGTTGGACAACCGAGAGGTACGGATGTATAACGGTCAGATTACCTTGCATCAAAATAATGAGCAAGTAGGGTATATACGACCAGCGCGATTGGTAAATGATAATGCAGTGAAGGGATATGAAATAGTATCTAGTCGCGACTATCTAAGTTTAGGCTTTCATACGGAAGGTACCGTATCATCTCCTATAGCTCAGTGGCGATCGGACTCTAGGGTGGGTTATGTACAAGGGTCTGACGAGACATCTGACAGCGGTCGATTATTCTTGAAATCCACAACTAAAGGCGGAACGGCTGATGGGGCGGTACCGCAAATACGATTGACTAATTATACTGATTCGTCTGGGACACCGTGGAGCGGCATTTTAAATTATGTGGGTCGAGATAATCGCAATCCTAATAACGCTAATTTTAGATCTGGGTTTGAGGTATGGCAATACAAAGGAGATAAATCGGGAGCAGCTAACCAACTTTTCAAAATAGATAGCGATTCCACTGGCTCTTTTACGTCAACTTATACTGACCGTACATTTTTAGGGAAAAAAGCTCATGTAAAAGCTAAAAATGGCAGTAACTACGCGATTTTAGGAGCCTCCGTTACTCCGAGACTGCAAAATATACACGGTACACTAGATGCTAACCCTGTAGCTTACGTAGACGTGTGGGATAATTTCACCGTAGGAAGTAACGGAACCGGTAGCGGAACATTTACTGTTAATAATGCAGAAAACGTCTATGCCGTTTTCACTCAGGTGGAAGGAGATTACTCCAGTAATATTATTTCGGGAGTACAGAATGTCACTTCAACTGGGTTTAAAGTCTACCTTCTTAATGCTGGCGGAAGAGCTAACGCAAACAGTAGAAGTTACCGAGTTAAAATTATGATTATATACGAACCATCTTAATAAATGAGGTGAGTGTTTTCGATGATAGAAAAAAGAACAGTTACTAACAGGCGTTATTTAGAGAATGTCACATTCTCAATAGAAAATAACACTGTGTATATATCAGACGGCTATTTAGTAGATGGTAGAAGAATCCCTATAGAGGGGATAACTTTTAATATTGAAACAGACGAATATGCCGAGTGTATGTACGATATCTACATCACATATTCAAACGGCATGTACGGTTACGAGGTAGAAAAAACTTATTTAAGTTATGGAGCGCTGCCCTGTTACACAGGCGGAAGTAAGCTATTCCACACATTTGCATCTATTGAGGTGAAAAAGGGTGGATCCTTAGAGGGGCATTACACTTTAATAGCGAGTCAAGGGGTAGGTAATGTTGAAGAAAGTTATACCCAAGATAAACAACCAGAAGACACCTGATTTTAAAGACAGATCATTGGAAGAGAGAGTATTGGCTTTAGAAGATGAATTGAAAGTTTATCGTGAAGTCAATGAAAAATTAGTACTGAAAGTTGCAGATTTAGAGAGTAAATTAAATTAATTGGAGGAATAGTAATGGACTTAGAACACAGTTTAAATGACGTCGTAACATCTCTAGCGAATAAGCTCGCAGAATCTGAACGGAAGTCGTCCAGCTTTGAAGCGGTAGTGGTTGCTAAAGAGGAAAAAATAAAAGAATTAGAGGGTAAACTTAAGGAATTACAGGAGGTAAAAGAATGAGAATAACAATTACGAATATTAATTTTAACTATGATAACGGATATGACAACGAGTATACAGGCGTAACTATTAATTATATCGCTACAGGATTTAAGTTTAATCCGAATGAATCTGCTACACTCACCCGTGATCAATATGAGGAGCTTAAAGACGATAAGGATGGATTACGGAAAGTCATCATTGAAAATATTATCAAAAGTGTCGCAAGTTATGTAGAAGAATTAAACGAATATAAAGATTCGTTACAAGCCGAGTAGAAGGCTTATTTTTATGGAGAAAATTAGCTGGGAGTAGTTAGGAGGAAAAGTAGAATGCCGGAACAAAAGGACGAAAGAAATTACGCAGAAGTCCGCGAGTGGCTCGTAAGGATTGACGCTAACCAGACGCACCAAACGCAGCTCTTAGAGTCGCTCAATGCACGTGCAGAAAAAGCGCTAGATAAAGCTGATATTGCCGAGGACAAAGCGGACGAAGCTCTGGCGGTCGCTCGGCGAGTTGACCGTAGAGTAGACGATCGAGAGCAGGAGGATAAGGTTCGTATTCGCTGGCTACTCGGTTTAGTTGTCTCAATATTTATCGCAACTCTTCCTATTATAGCGAAGTTCTACGGCGTTGATTAAAGTGGGAATTTGACGGTTTGTAAGGCGAAATAAAGTACGAAAGGAGCAAGTAAGATATGTTCGAAAAATTTAAAGGAATTTCTAAAGGTGCGCTCATTCGAGGGGGCTTATTAGTATTGGCGTTATTAAATAGCGCTTTGCAGTTAGCGGGATATGACGTATTGCCTTTCACCGAAGATGACGTCGAAACGTTTCTGACAGTTGTCTTTAACTTTGTAGCGATGGGTGCTGCGTACTGGAAAAATAACTCGTTCACAAAACCGGCGAGGGATGCGGACGATAAATTAAGCGAAGAGAAAGCAAAAATAAAAGCGATTAAAAAGGCGCAGAAAGGACGGAGATAGTAATATGGTTCAAATAAAACGGAAAATAGTTTCGAAAGCCGTCGAGAAGAAAGTAACTTACGGCGGAAAGAATCCGGTAAATTATATTACCGTACACCAAACCGGCAACACTTCTCGAGGGGCTAACGCAGAAATGCACGCTAAACTACAATCGAACGGTAACAGCCGAGCAGCATCCTGGCATTATTCCGTTGATGATACCGAAGCGTACCAATCCTTCGAAGATACAGCGCAATGCTGGCATAGTTCCGACGGCAAAGGTCCGGGTAATACGCAGTCTATCGCCGTAGAAATCTGTATTAACAGTGATGGAAATTATCGGAAGGCAGTCGAGAATGGGGCGGAATTAGTTCGCCATCTACTTGACAAGCACGGGTTATCAGTCGATAGGGTACGGCAACATCACGACTGGTATCCGAAAAACTGTCCGGCACAAATCCGAGCAGGAAAGGATGGAATTACCTGGAGCGACTTTCTTAATATGGTTAAGGGCGTTAAAGTGTCTAAGCCTAAGGAAACTCAAACAGGATCTGAACAGATTACTAAGTCTTCGCCTTCAAATGGCGTGTCTCTTGACGTAGATGGAAAGTGGGGCAACTCGACTACACTTGCGTTACAAAAAGCGCTTGGGACTCCGCAAGACGGATTTATCAGTAAGCAGCCTCGAAATTCTGTTTCGCAATCCCTTTACGGGAATACGGTGCAGTTTGGAAGTGGCGGAAGTAATGTAATCGTAGCGTTGCAGAAGAAGGTTGGCGCAAGTGCTGACGGAAAACTCGGTCCGGGTACAGCGCAAGCATTGCAAAAATATCTCGGAACTCCGCAAGATGGCGTATTGAGTCGACCGAGTACGGCTGTCGAGGAAATGCAGAGAAGACTAAATTCTGGCAGGTTTTAA